ACGCAGTAAAGAATTTTTGCCATCTGTCGATTGTGAAATACCTTTGGAGGTTCGAACATAAAAACGGGTTAGAGGATCTTGAAAAAGCAAAGTGGTACATGGAAAAGCTTATCGAGCTCAGTAAGTTAGACTGACAAAAAGGTTTAAAGATGGACATCCGAGCTTTCGGTACTATTTACGGACAAGAGTCCAAACTTCCGTATGCCAGCGGATTTCATTGGGCTCCTGCTGACGGACAAAAAGACTTCCCTACGTGCCGTGGTTTGTACGTAGAAGCTAAAAGCACACCTGGCACTGACAACGTTTACATTGCCTTGAACGATGCTCCAGGTCAGCTAATTCAGATTGAAAATCTGCAAGGTAATGAAGAACTTCCCTTCGGTGCAATTACACTAAGTGGAGGATCTGTGCAGGGCGTTATCGCTCTTTATTAATGAATAGCTTTACTGGCTTTGCGGATTTTTTCTCCGATCGTTACGATCGCTCCGTAGACGCGGCTGGTCTCCAACGTGCTAGAGAAGATCAAGCTTCGAATCGATTTCGGGGTCAGGTACAAGCTGATTTAGAACAGGAGGCAGGCGGACCTGTACCTCCGACTATGCCTGATGACGGGAGTAATCCTCAATTCGATGCAGGTATGGATCAAGAAGCTGATGAAAATGTCGAACGAACAAAAAATTACCTGCTTGAAGTATCTAAGAAACGCTTGAACCAAGTAGCAGGAATGGAAGACTGAGTTAGCATATTGCTATTCGTCGTTGCGTGTCGTGTTAATCGATTGCTTTCCGTATTTTAACGAGAAAGAGCTCCTGGAACTCAGGATCGCGACACTCTACGATCATGTAGATGGTTTCTTGATCACAGATGCGAATCATACGCACCGGGGCGAACCTAAGGAGTTTACTTGCGTTGATACTCTTAGAGAGCTCGGCATCTCGGAGGAAAAAGTCCAAGTCCTCCACGTTGAACTACCGACATTCGAGGAAGCAGTCGACCCGTGGATTAGAGAAAGGGGACAACGGGACGCTCTGAGTGTTGGCTTGTTTCAGATGCCAGAGGATACCTTCTTTATATGTTCTGATTGCGACGAAATCGCTAACCCTTCAAAGCTCGACGAAGTCAAAGAAGCAGTGCTAGAGCACTCTGACAAAACAGTGCGTTTGAGCATGTCCATGCACTACGGAAGAGCTGATCGGCAACTCAACTCACCAACAGGAGAAAAGTTTGATTGGCGCTGTGGTACGGCAGGTACTGTCAAACAACTCAAAGAATTTGGCACTCTTTCCTCGCTAAGAGCCTCAACTCGAAACTGGTATGTCGGCGAACGTGATGCCGGGTGGCATCTCAGCTGGATGGGAGACGCTGATAAACGACGGACAAAACTCCGTTCGATTGCTGAGTACTACATCTGGGATAAGCCGGAAGTGCAAAAACTTTGTGATGACTTCGAGCCAGAAGAGGGCAACACCGACATGCTCGGTCGTGAAGACCACCTACTTACTTCGTATCCAATAGATAAACTTCCAGAAGCAGCCCTTAGAATAGAAAGAGTTAGAAAGTATCTTCTACCCAATGGCTGACAATAAAATGCCTGCGGAGGTCTTAGCTAAGTTTAAAGCCGACCGCGAGGAAAAAAAGGCTCCCAGCGGTGACGAGGTTAAGATGGAAAAACGAAAGCGTGCCAAGGAAAAAGCACGTTCTCACAAGGAAAAGAAGTAATCCATTTTTAAATGACAGCCTCTACTGAAGTCCGAAATAAGTTCGAGGAGATCTTAGAGGCTGCTCGTACTCAAGGTCGGCAGAACCAAGCTGCGACAATGGTGGTGCTGAGCCACCTGCAGCAAATGACCCTTTTGATGATTAAAAAAGGGTTGTCTTTTTACTGCGATCAGGACACTTACAAAAGTCGAACAAGTTTTCTTCACGACGTCATCGAGCTAAACCGGCTTGATATTCGTTTCCCAGCCATCATTAGAAATTTTCTAATCGATGGTTGCGGACTGTTTTATTTCCGTCCTGACCAGAAGCTGAAATATCAGATTTATTTTTTCAACAAAAATCAGTATCGAGTTTTTCATGACTTGAACGGTCAGATCGAAGAAGTCGTCATTATTTACGATTACAAAGTCAAGAACGCTACTCTTGGTCTACCGGCAGATACTTATGGGCAGAACAAAAGGTACGTCCGTCTATCTATTACTGCCGAGACAATCACAGAAATCGAATCGGACTCCGAGCTCAGCTTCGAGGTAGAGCCTGGTGCAGGAATTTCTGGTCAGAAAGTAAGACCTAATTCTTTGGGATTTGTCCCTGCTGTTGAGTGTCTTAACAAGCCAAACGCAAGCGGCACTGACGGCGAGGGAGACTTTGATCCGTTTATGGAGCAGATCGTGCTTCATAACGAGATGATCCAGAATATATCGAAAAATATTGAATTCTTTGGCAACCCTACGCTTATCTCAAGCAGACCCCGTTCTGACCTTGTCGAAGCGGGTGATGCCGGTAGCACTTTCCGTCCGACAATCAGCTCTCAAAGCGGTTTTGCTGGTCGGGACACTCCCTCTACTCGTGTAAGTGAACCTTTCGGTTCATCCATGGGAGGTGGGCTGCGTGTTCCACGCATCATTGCCAACGTTGAACCCTCTGATCGTGTCGGCTACATGACGCCTGACCCGATTAGTGGGGACATGAACCGGTATGTCCTGCTTCTGAGAGAAGAAATCCGCACAGCCCTTGGAGGTGTGGATGAGATCTCTATTTCAGCAGGAGCGACCGCTACTGAAATCAAAGGTTTGATGGGCCGTGCTCAAGCCACGGCTCTACGGAAGAATAAAAGCTTCCTTACCTATGGTTTCTGTCGTCTTTTGGAGATGATGATTTATCATCAAGAGATGATTTTCCGTGAGTCGTTTATTGCGGCCAGCGGAATGAAAGAACCAAACCCACCTAAAGAACAAACCGAAGAAACACTCGAGAAATATCAAAAGGCTCTCCGCCGATTTGATATGAAACTCGACGAAGAAATAAAGCAAGCACTGGCAAAAAATAAAGTTCCTCGCGGCGTCGTTGGTCTTCCGGAAGACGGCGACCGCAGTGTTTCATATCGCTTTATGGGCGATGTTTATGAGGACACGGCTTTTGATTTACAGCAAAAATCAATCGTCGTTCGAAACATGCAAGAGGTAGGTGTTAACAGCGTAGAGGCAATTAAATACCTCTTCCCTGATAAGACTGAAGCAGAACGTGCCGAAATGTTGAAAGGCTTTCCATTCCGAATGGTTGGACAAACACAGTCGGCAATGCAGCAATTCCTGGTATTATTAAATCAGATGTTGCAGTCTCCGCATCCCCTTGCACCTGATCAACCTTTAGCGGCTGATCCTAGACTGAATATCACACCGCTCCTTTACAGGACGTTCGATCACCTTGCGGAAGAACTAACTTACTCGGGTAGCTATGAGCCAGCAGATCCAAGCTTCGACCCCGAGCCCGGTCTCCCCGGCGGCAGCCCCGGCGGTATCCAACGACCAGGGCTCGACAACCGCCTACCCGCAGTGGGTGGCACAAACAGCTACCCCGGCGGTAGCTTCGGTTCCTACAGCCCAACCGCCACAGCAGGCGGCACCGGCTTTGGACCCTTCTATCAGCAACCTGTCCAGCCCGTCAACGTCGCAATCCTCCCCGAACAATCCGTGGGAAGCAGCGATGGGGTCCCTGGAGCGGGTTCTGGGCCAATTACCAACCCCCAGCCAGGCACCACAGTCTCAATCGACCCAGCTGCAGCAGCAGGTTACAACACCACTGAGTCAGCCTTCACAGGTCCAGCCATGGGCCTACCAGGCACAGCAGGCTCCGCAGACCTCCGTTACCAGCGCCTCACCGACCCAAACTTCCTCGCAGGCTTCTACGGCCAGCAGCAAAGGTCAACTAAGCGCCGCAAGTCAAGAGGTAATTAAGCAGTTCGGGGTTGAAGCCCCTGGAATCCTTAATTCCTACGCTTGTGCCCTGGAGGACATGCTGATCCAGCAGTCTCAAAAGACTGATCAGATCACTGAGCGTGCAGGTGGTATGGAGCAAATCCTTACCAACCCTGACTACCTGGCTGACTACACCGATCGCTTCTTTACTGAAGTGATTCCTGTTGACATCGACGGTGATGTTCAGACTCAGGCTCCTCAGCAGTATCAGCAGAACTACGACATGCCTGCTCCTCCGGCAGCAACTGCCGGTCAACCCCAAGCAGCGCAACCTCAGCAGCAGTGGGATGCTTTTGGTGATGCAATGAATCGCTCACCCGAGAATGCATGGCGTCATCTGGCTCAAATGAGTCCTGATGCTCTGCGTTCCAAGCTTCTGTTCATGGAAGCTTCCTGATATAGTTCGACGCCTTCACTTTCACGGTGGGTGGGTGTCGGCTCCTCAGAATGACCCCTCTCAGGAGGGGTTTTTTTCTGCTAATTTTTACATAAAGGGTGTAATTATGAAAGCTTTGAACGCAAGCGGACGCAAAGAAAGCCAAGGTAAAGCCAAAAAACCTCGTACAGGCGCTTCACCGGGTCCATCACGGCCTGTTGAGCCTAAAAACGAGCAATTTGACGAGAATGTTCAGCTCTGAGTGTCTTCTTCTTCGTTTTTAGCTTTAACAAGTTTGTTCAAAGCGATTTTTTCAGCCGAATTTAGAAGTTTTATACCTGCGTAACCACCGATGAACGCCACAGCGACTGATTCTGCTTTGGAAAACTGCATTCTGTGAGCAATGGCAGGAGCAATGAAGGTGGCGAGAAGCCATCCAACCGTCATGGCTCGTAAAAAGTGCCTTAGAAAGTACTTTTTGTTTCGCGGGTGAACAAGCGATTCAGTCACAGTACCTGCAATCGAACTACCAGCTAATTCGGCATCAACTACCAACATAGAGACTAACTTTTCGATCATTAGTCTCTAAAGGCCCGGTGCTATATCAAATATAATCCGGATTAAAGTAGAGTAAAAGCTTCAGAAAATGACTTTTGCTGCTCTTACCAACTGGAAATACGATAAATCCCTATATCACCGTATTCAATCTGGTCCTCAACACACAGGATCAAATTTAAACTTGATCGATACGTACCTGCTTACGTCAAGCGGGTATATCTGGAAAGAAGGTGAGCAACAGACATTTGTAGCACTCAGCGATCAAGGTATAAGCTTCGGAACAGTCACTCCGGGTCCGCCTAACTTATCTGGATTCTTCACAGATGCTTGGAGAGCTGTACCTACTGCAGTTTCAGGCTATTGGACTGATTACACGAATGTATACCCACATTCTTCAGGTGTTTTAGACGTTTACGACGGTTTTAGGCGTCAAGGTCTTATAAATACTGCCAACAGCACTGTACAGACGGCTTTCGGACCAGAACCTGGCCTGAAAGACATTGGACCATACATTTCTTACGGAAATAACCCACCGGATAATCAGTTTTACAGTCCTTTCGAAACTCCTGAGGGTAATTCGTCTACACAAGGCATAACTGGCGGCCCTGTTGCATATCCTTTATCTCAGTTTCCTCTTCTGACGAATCCCACACAAGGTACAACAGGATCTAGGGCAGATTGGGTTTACAACACGCCTGTCTACTGTCAGACGTGGACAGAAGCTGTCACAGCTCGCGTGCCTCCTGGTGAAACCGCTGACGGGACTAATTCAGTCGTTAGGGGTACGTATCGAGGCAGATCTACTCGGTATGTTCCAAATTACGGCGGTGTCTATGGAGTTCTTGGCGAAGGTATTAGAGGCATGATCCGCACCTTTAGTTCTACAGTCAACAGTTCAAATCAAAAAGGTATTTAACGCTAAAAACAAGACATCAGCTATGTAGTTGTAACTAACTAACAGCTAAGATAATTTTGTAGTTTCTTGCGGACATTTATCGATGTTTATCGATAATGATTTCCCCAAGATTCTTGGTGCGGAGCTTTACCGTCCCCATCCTGCCTATATCGTCGAGATGGCCGCCGAACCGGTGGTCGTTCATGACTTCTCTAAGCAGCCTGGTCAGACTGTTCAGCTCGACCGTTACCGCTTCTTCGGTAACCCCGGCTCCAAAGAATCTCGGGAACGTACGGCTGAGCAGACCATTGGTACTGCAAATAGCCGTAATATCGTGAAGGACAAGGTCCTTGTGACCTTGAAAGAGTATACCGGACCTGCAGATCCTGCTGATCCAACTCAACCTTCAACGTTCAAGATTGCTCGGGAAACTCTTATCACAGCACAGCGTTTGCTGCTGGATACGGGCAACCTGACCACTTTCCACCAGTCAATCGGCAGCCTGACCCTGCTGGACGACTATAGAAGGTGGCGCGATCGGGTGTTTATCAACGAACTCCTGAAAGCTGTCTCAAAAGGTCAGTCTTCTGATACCCAGGGCGGTTACTACTTCCCCGGCGATCTCGCGACTGGCGCTCTTACTTACAACAACGCCGAACAAGCCAAGTTCGACGTTAAGGACGACCTCCTCCGTGTGGTTAAGTCCCTGCGTAAGCGCAACACTCCGACCTACCAGGACGGTTTCTACCGCTGCGTTTGTGACCCCACTTTCCTGATGCACTTGCGTCAGAACAGTGACTTCCGTGAGGTGGCTCGCTACCCCGGCAATGGTCAAATTAACCCGCTCATGTCGGCTATGCAGCCGAACGCGAGCATCTACATGGGTCAAGGGTTCGGCCAAGCTACTTTCGTGGCTGGCGAGCCTATTATGCCGACCGGCTTCGTTTTTGAAGGCGTGCGATTCTTCGAATCCACCAACATGCCTTCCCAAACGCAAAACGCCACCATCGGTGGTGCTGCAGCTGACTACAACGCTGCAATCGGCATGTTCTTTGGTCCTCAATCTGTTGGTGTGGGCATCGGCGGCAACAACGCCCAGGTGCTTCTCAACAACAATGACGACTTCAGCCGTTTCATCATGATGATCTGGAGCCTCTATGCAGGCTTCGAGCTTCTGAACGCTGATTTCGCCACCATTGCCTACTCTTTCGACGCTTGAGGAGGTAATTAACTATGGCGATCAATCCCAATCAGCTTCACGTTGCCAAGATCTATCCTGGTAACTACACGAACGTTCTTCGTTTTTGGCACGAAACGAAGACCATCCAGTATGAAAACGCCAACGGCGTTGATACAAACCTGACTGGACAGCCTGTCGGCGGTCCTGTTGGTGTTGTCTTCCAGCCTGGATGGATTGCACAACAGGCTGTTGGCTATGTCGACTTGAGCTACCAGGCTCTCGGCACCAACAATCAGCTGGCTTACTACACCAAGCCTTACGGCTCTGGTCAGAACTCCGCTGAGCAGCCTTTCCTGAACGCAAATGTCATCGTTCCGTCCCCCGACTTCCACAAGGATGTCCGGGCCGACATCACCGACGGCATCGCAGTTCCCGCTTCCGCCTACGTTTATCGCGCTTCCCTGCGCTTAAGCGGCGGCGACATCGTGAGCAGCGGCGTTGCAGGTGCTGACGCTACCCCTGAACTGACCCTCGTTCCCGCTGTGGGCGTTGGTCTTAAGGATGACGGCACTGTCGTCTCCGGTCAGTTCGGTGCAACCATCACTGGTGCTAACAGCGCCATTGCCAATGGCAGCACTGCTTCCACAAACATCTTCGATTCCAGCAGCTGGGCTGCACTTGGATCCGAGACCACCTGGAAGCTGTTCACCACAACTGACTTGGGCGGTGCTGCCGCTTCCGGTCTGGCACAAGGCTCCGGTGTCTATGACCCCCGTGCCGGTGTCAACAAACTTGCTGGTGATGACAAGGCTCTCGCAATCTGCGAAGTCTGCTGGATCATTCCCGATGAGCCGCCCGAGCGTCAGGACGTTGCCCTGCAGCCCGACGGACTTACCGAGTCTCAGGTCTACACCTCTACCTCTCCTTCCTGATAAGATCAGAGGGAACACGGACAAGACCTTTCCTTCGGGAGGGGTCTTTTTTTTGTTTTAATTAACCTACCGTGCGTTACAAAAGATATAAGTAATCTAAAATATTTAAGACATATAAATAACACTATGCCTGATCTGTCTGATATGTCGATCAAGAGCAAACAGTGTCAGAAGTGTGGAGCCACTTGGATAAATGGACAGCTTTATTGGTCTACGGGAAAACCAGGAAAAGATATAGATTTAGCTGGATTAGTCTGTAATACTGCCAAATCGCCTCAATGTCTCAACCCTCTCAAAGGAAAAACCGGTGGCGACACCTGGGCAAAGAGATTAGACGAGTTAGATAAACTTTCGTATCGTATGGATCAAGAACACGATATCCGGTGGGATTGAAATTAGAACCGAGGCATAATCAAACCGCTAGGTCTCGGTATATCAATCTGTCTCTTGAATCCACCTGGATGACCGGCAGCTTCCAAGATTTCTTCTGTGGGCTTGTGTCGTCCACCGTATGCGGCTAAGCGCAGATAGTGCTCAATGTTTAGAGCTGGCGCTTTTGTGAAAGCGTCATTAACAGCTTTGGGTCCTTTTGGAGCTCCAAAATCTTCTCCAAGAACCCCGGCTAGTTCCATGAATGCTGGGATAGCATCAGCGCCGCCAGTCAGTCCTGAAGCTACAAGACCTCCGCCGCCGACAAACGCTGCGTTTTTTAATTTTTGAATGATATCTTTTTCTTGCGGGTTAGCAAGTTCTAGACCCACATTGATGATGTCCCCGGCAAAAGGGAGTTTACTGAGAAATTTTCTAAATTTGCCCCCGCCCGCCATACGTATGGGTTGTCCCATTTTCTTTTTTCGATAATTACCATTCTAACTTATTCTGGTTTAAGCTTGTGCTCGTATAGTGACTGCCATGTCTACGAAAATTTACGGCCCTAGCGGCATCAAAGTCACCGTCTTATCGATTCACGATGAGGGTGAGTACATGATGGTTCAATCTGACACAAGCGGTAAAGTCTTTTACGCTCACAAAGATCAAATCCAGGAGCTTGTTGCTGTTGAAGGCGGTTCCGACGAAGGTCCTGCTCGCACTCGCCGCAACCGGAGAAAAGTTACATCTACTAAAAAAGAGCCGATTGTGGTCAAACCTCAGGTGCCTACGGACAACCGGGTGAACCTTAATACCTTGACAGCAGAAGGACTCACTCAAGTTCTTCCTGGAGTCGGTATCAAAACCGCAAAAGAGATTATTGAGTTGAAGATGGGTTTGCCTGGAGAACGATTCAGTAAACTGGATCAATTGAAGGCAGTAAAAAGGATCGACTGGGACGAAGTCTTTTCGACCGGTGAAGTTTACGTAGAATAAAGCTATATGTCTGTTAGATCGTGGCTCAATTAACGCAAAGTGAACTCGAGCAGATTCAAAGTTATCTAGCTCAACAAGGTGTCACATTTAACGCCACGTCTACCGATGCTTCGAAGCGTGAAGTAATTTATGCGGCGATCAATCAGATCACGCGCAACCCTGCACAGGTTTTTGGATATAAGCTTGATGACTATAACTTTAGCCGTGTCGCTTATCACCTTGCTTATAACATCGCCACTGTTCCCGCTGGAGATTACGCCAGGTTAGTGGAAGCTTGCAATAGCATTCCTAGTGAGTTTTATAACGACAAAATTGTTCAGCAGATTGAGCGTTGTGAAGAAGCTGAAAGATTCACTGAGTTAGCTGACGGTAGGGCCACAAGCAGACAAGAAACGATTTTAGGAGACGTCAGTCGTTCTATTAACATCCAAGATAAAAGAGAAACTGCAAGAATTTGGAGAGAAAACTATATGTATGAATGCGATCGGTTGGCCCAGATGCTTTACGTTGCAAACTATAGAGACCCCGTGGCGTCGCGTTACCGCTTCGAAAGATCAGGCGGTGAGTTCATTCAAGCAATACCTGGACCTCCTGATGTATCACGATCTGATCGTCTATATTTCCAAGCAAATTGGCGCTAAACTAAATTTATCTAGCGTTAGATTTTGTTGTGTCTAGAGCTCAGGGGATTTCAGCATTATTACGCATGGGCGAAAGTAACGCCCGTGTTTTTTTAGAGGGTCTAAATCAAATGTTAGGCAAGCAGGGCACACGCCAGCTGCTTGAGTCTGTAGCGCCTCCAAGAAGTCCTCTCCAAGACGCGATGCGACAGCAAGGCGGTATCCGCATGGGCGTCAGGGAACTCCCTCAAACGCCACGACGAGCGCCTGAACCTGAGTTCACTGGACCAGCTCCTCGTCCTGAGCCTGTTGAAGTCCCAATGCCGAGTGCTCGCCCCATGGGCAGCAGGCCAGAGTACACCGTTAGACGTGGTGACCCCACCGCTCGACAGGATGTTCCCCCAGCTCCGAGTGCCGCAGAACCTTTTGAAGCAGGAAATCAGCTTCGTATTCCCTTTACCCAACCGGGCAGAGGTGGGCAAATGTATAGCCCAAGTAGAAGCTCTCAAAGTGCAGAAGCTGTTGCAGGCTCGATGCGTCAGAGTGTCGGAGATGTGAGTGATGCTCCTGACTTTCCTAGATTCAGAGGTTCTGAAGGTCAACGCGCATTAGATCTAGAGCCAAGCGTGACTCGGGAGATGATGCAGCAAATGTCTCCTGGTGTTTCACGAGCTCCTCAAGTTCCGTCACCAATGGCCTTACCGCAAACAATGCGCTCTGCAGGTGTCAACCAAGTGGATCTCAGCAATCCAATGGTTAGAGCTGCCATTTTCTCAGCAGGCATTGGAGCTCTGAGTCCTTTGATGATGCAAGGACAAGATCCGGCAGTTCCCACTCCTATGGATAGTGGTGCTGATTTACCTGAGTCAATTGAGGAAGGAGCAGCTACTGGTTCTGTGGCTGCGACGGGAGAAACTGATCCTATTCGATTGGAAGTACAACAGTTTGTAGAACAGCAACCTATGGGTCCAGAAGCTGCAGCTGTAGATGAGTCGATCAGTCGTGCTACGACTGCGATGCAACAAAGTCCTGGAGAAGCAGGAGCAAGAGCACGCGCCATGGCTCCGCGCGATCCTTCTAGTTACTCAAACATCGCTGACTACTACGCCGACCGCAAACGGTTTGTCGACGCAATGAAAGGCGGTGAGTTTACGGAGAAGATGAAAGGAGCTGTTGCTGAGGCAACTCCCTCGATGTCAGAAGCAGACATCGCTGCTTTTGTCGCTTCAAACCCCACGCTTGCTTATGAACTGATGATGCGTGGTCAGAGTCAGCGCCCCAATCCCATGATGAGTGAACAGACCGGTGAATCCATCACCACTCAAACTGTTGGAAGCGCACTTGGTGACGACAATCTTGCAAACGCTACAGGCCAAGCCTTGGCTGCAGCAGCAAATGTCTCCACGGAGCAGATGGAGGGAACCTTAGAAGGTGCAGCTCAAGCTCAACAAAACAATGAGATTATTGATGCAGCTCGACCGATTCTTCGCCCTCAGCTACAGCGGACTGAAGAGTTTGTGGATGAGCAGTTCAGGCCCCGGATGGCTGGCTCTACTGGTTTCTTCAGACAAATGGGTCAGTGATTTTATTAGTCTTGAATTAAACTACAAACAATTAGGAGTTTAAAGTGGCATCGACCTCTACAAACAAACAACCAATGATGGTCGATCGCCCCTTTCTAAGGGGTGCAAAGATCACCAGTGCAACTCCCACTGTTGACGCTGTAAATACTCAGTTTGCGAATTTAATCCAACTGGTGCGAGTCGGCGACGTACCTTCTGAGGACGCTGCGATAGTCGAAGATATTTTTGTTGTTTCAAACGAAGGCTACCCTGATGACGGTGGAGTTAGAGCTGCTGCTTTTGGTCTGTATGTTTATCTGCCTAATCAGGCAGCCCCTGCTACAGCAGCCTCAATTTTGCTTAATAAATTCACGGTTGGATTATCAGGGTCTACAGAAGGCTTAATTCAACGGGTTGAACTTCCTAAAACCATTGCGCCTACCCCACAGGTTGGAGACACTGCTTTGACTCGACCTATTGAGCTCGGTGGAGCCGAAGCTCTTTACCTGGAAAAAGGCTATGTCCTGGGTGTTGGCTATCTAGGTGATTCAGCCTTGGCAGTCTCTGGTGGGCTAAGTCCTTCTGGTGTTTCTTTCTGGGCGCAAGGTGGCTTCTATTGATTCGTGAGCAAACGACGTAAAGGCTCTGATTTTTTCGGGTGGGATAACCACGCGCCTAAGAGTACAAGCTTTGCGTTTAACAAAGTAAAAGGTTCAAACACTGAACGGTCTTTGAACAGACCGATGCCTTGGCATGAAAAATTTAGACCTGAGGTAAACCTAAAAGACTTCAGCATTCTCTACGACTACAACTACGCATCCATGTGGACGCGCTGGAGAAGAGGATACGAACTTTTTATGTATACAAACCAGGCTTTGGTTGGTTTGAATTACACGTTCAGATACGCCATGAACGGGCAAGCCGGTTCTGGAGGAACCGAAATTCCGGGGCTGATGTATATGTACCCGTCCACAGAGCAGGACATGGGTATGAGGATGGTGGTGATAAGACCAAGAGACAGCATAAATCTTCTTGACTTAGGTCTTTCGATCAAAAGTGTTTTTAACTTTGACTTACTTAACAAAGTTATAGGCGTCGAACTCAGTAGCAACTTTGGTCCTCCGGTTTCAGATATGACCGGTGAGCTTGTTTCAGATCGATTCCAAGCAGACGGTACGCCAAAAACAACTTATGGAAATTACACAGTGGTCGCTGTGGGAACCAAGGCTGGCGGTCCTCAGGTTCCGACAGGGGCGGCTGATCTGGATACGTTGTTTCTTTCAGTCAGCGAGGAAAAAAGTTTCACCACGATCGAGGATAAGTCATTTGCTAGTCCAGCTTTTGGAAACCCTCAAGTAGGAGAATTTTTATCAACCGCAATGAGGTTTGGGTGCAATTGCCCAGACTATTTAAATCGGGAAGATTTTAATCTTTATAAATACGCTCAAAAGAAAACTTATCCATACACCGGCACTCAGGATCTGAAGCCTGGTACATACGACGCCGGTACAAATACATTTGATGGTGAGCGTCCTGTTGACACTCGAGATTTTCCTGGATTCGTAAGAGACTTTGGTTTTCTTTATACAAAAAATCTGTTTTTAGGTCCAGCTACTGGAGGAGACGGACCAGGCACGTCTTACTCCGATCCAAACTTGCTGTTCTTCCAGCCAAAATTTTGTAAGCACATCTACGCATCGTGGTGGGATATGCAGAACAGGTTTGAAAACTATAAATATTTGGATGCATTTTTACAGCAGCCAACAGATGAGCCTATGGACGGAAGGTATCGAGAATATTTTGAAATTCAACTAGGCAAACAAACTCGTTTCTTACAGACAGCTAGAAGTTTGAATTGGTGGGAGGCTTATTCTCCTGCAAGAGACACAGTTCCTGATCATGTTCTTTACTCGGACATGAACCCAACCATGGTCAAAGTCTTAAACTTTGACACGCTTGCTTCAGGTGTTTCGGTGCCTCTTGTGCCGAGTGGATTTGTGATGTTTGACATCGATGAATTCAATCCTCTTCAGCCTGTCCCACCTGAAAACAGACCAATCATCGATGGAGGTCAATACTTTAATGGCTCTCCTAGTGGTGTCAGTGGCACGATTATTTATGATGGAGGCACTTATCTAAACGGTGCGCCACTTCCTCCGCTGTTTAGCCCGATTATCAATGGGGGTACGTACTAAATGACAACCACACCAGTAACTCTTCTTTCTAAAAGATCTGGTAATACATCTGATCGACCTTTAGATACAACTGTCCAGGCAGGAGAGCTAGCGATTAACTTTGCTGCCGCCGAAAACGGCCTTTACTTCAAAGACTCTGTTGGTGATATTCGTAAAGTAACCGGTGTCCACTATGGAACAACTGCTCCCAATAGCAGTCCGGCAGGCGCAACAGGTAATTCTGTAGGCGAGCTGTGGTTAGAAGACGGAACAAATCATTTTCTTAGGGTATGGGACGGTTCTGCATTCATCAAAATCGGCGCTGCTTTTGCTGACGCAGCTGGAACAGCGACAGTATCTATCGCATCAGGTGCGATCGTTGCAAATAGCGCCTTAGTAGCTTCCGGTGCATTTGGTGCAGTCGTTGCCTCGGGTGCATTAGGCACTCCCATAGCTTCAGGAGCTTTACTTGCTTCCGGTGCTCTTGCTCTCGAAGTAGCTGTAATCAGTGGAGCTTTTCCAGCCGTGCCTGCTTCAGGTGTATTTGGGTATCGAGTAGATCCGCCTAGCGGCCTTTATTTATCTTTTGGTGGAGGTTGGGTGCCTGTTTCTTGATTGATATCGGACTATCTCAGGGTCGCTTTGATTTTGCCAGCGTATTGGAAAAGGTTTCCGATAACTTCCGCAAGACACGCTTCAATGTCCGGAGCACCAACTTCACGCGCAACGTCATAGAGATCTTTCGCTTTGAAACCACAGTCCTCGAGGTTTCGCACATAAGTAACCAAGCTATCCCGTGACTCATAGCTTTTTACATTCTTGAAGTTCTTGTAAGCACCCATCAAACCCTTTTCGCACATGGGTAAGAGGTAATCCATGCTACGAACTTTTTCTGCTATGTGATTGAAATCACATAGGTGTCTTTTGTACTGCTCCTCTAAAAACTCACTCATCCCGAGTGAATTAGCTCCCTCAAGGTTCAGCGAAAGCAAGTTTGCTTGAATGTTCAAGTGATACAAATAAGAGGCCAGTTCGACCATCCCAAAGATGAGATTGTCGACGCTGACCTCTTTTGTGATGATGACTTCTTCTTTTACTATTTCACCAGTCGGTGCTACAGCAGCACCGGTAAGCATCTGTTGAATATTTGAAGAAGTCATTTACCTCAAAACGAGCAAGTGCCCGTAGTACATGTGGGAGTTTCTTCCCCTACTGTAGCTTCTGCGGTTTCGACAGATTCGATTTGTGCTTCGCTTTTAAGAAAATCTTGGAGTGCGTCCTTGTCGACTCTGAAGAGTGACTTGGCACCGTTAGGTTGAAGGTTGACGTAGGTGTGCTTAGGCCAGCCACCGGGCTGACGGGATTCGGTCAGAGAGATGCGCTTACGAACGAAACCAGCAGAGCAATTCAGAAGCTCGGCAGTCTGTGCAATTGTGAGAAGGTTCTGAGATGCCATGCAATTAAAGATGTTTGTGGGCTGCAACAGCAAAAGATTAGCAGGAATATCTGAGTGTGCATGAGGAAAAGGCAGCGTAATTTTGTCTTAATGTTTTATGGGCGTTATGATATATCAAGAAGATCTTGACGGTATCCAATGGCACAAGTTCGGGTCGCTGGTGAAGTCTTTTCAGGCTATAACAAGCCGAAACGGGACAAACAAAGCGGCAAAGAGTTCTCCGTAGCCGCTAAAGAAGGTGACAAGGTAAGACTCGTAAGGTTTGGGGACCCGAACATGAAAAACAGAAGTGACGATCCAGAGCGTCGCAAAAATTTCAGGGCTCGTCACAACTGCGATGAAAAAAAATCAAAACTGACTCCCGGCTATTGGTCATGCAAGAACTGGTGAGCACCTAGTTACACGGTGTATTCATTAGTTTTTAACTTAGACTGGGCAAAGCAGCTCGCTAGTGATGAATTCATCTGAGCACATCAGTGTTGGTCTGACTCTGGAAGACGAATTCACCCTGACCCGCATCAAAAACGATGCTCACGAACTCAGAGGAAAAGAACGAGATCAGTATTTATGGAACAGGATCGTCAGATTAATCTGCCGAGAAAGAGCTTATAAATACGTTGTCGATGAACTTGGTGTAGTTGTAGACCCTAATATAGGAGTGTTTGAGGAGCTGGAAGATTGAAACTTTATTCCTTACTAGCTTCACTGTTATTCGCTTTTCCTCTTGGTGCTATGGCTAACTCTCTTCCGGTAGAACAAATCAGAGAGCTTGCTATAAAAGCAGGTTTCGCTCCGGCAGACGCAAGCACGATGGCTGCCATCTGTAAGTCAGAATCGGGAGGTAGACCAGGTGCTCATAACTCCACATATCCTGACGACTCATACGGACTGTGCCAAATAAACATGCTGGATGAACCAGGCTACAAGCTTGGTGAGGAGAGGAGGCAGAGATTCGGTATCGGATCTAATGAAGATTTGAAAGATCCCCTGACAAATCTCAAAGCCGCCAAACAAGTTTTTGATAGTCAAGGTTTTGGAGCGTGGTCAGACTTCAAAAACGAAAGATATTTAAAGCACTTACCTGCTGCTCAAATGCAATACGACAGCTCAAGCTCGAACCAGAGTTCAAATTTAGATGAAGCAAAAGCTGGAAATGAAGAGGCAAAAACTCGATTGCGCTTAGCAAAACTGTCAGATGATCTGACGGCTTCGAGTCAGGGTCCGATCCGAATTGAAGTTCAACCCTACCAAGAAGAGCAGCCCCAAGCTGACGAACCTAAAGCTCAGCCCCCAACTAACGAACCTAAAGCAGAAGACAAACCAAAGGGTGAGGTCGGTAAAGACTCACAACCAGTAAAAGCAGAGACAAAAGATTCTGAGAAAGACATTGAACTTTTAAAATCTTTGTTTGCTATGCAAATGAAGCAACAGCAAGCCGCCTCCGAAGCAGCTCTCTTAAAATCGTTTATGGATCGAACGAAATCCAGCGTGGCTAATGCCATCGGCAATTACCAGATGGGTAAATCAGTTCTCTGAAACGGTATACTGATAAAAGATACTTAGTTTGCCGACGGGTAAATGTCCAGTTCTTATCTGCCAGATTTTAATTTTTCTACCGGTATCAGTCTGCCTGGCTTTGGTAGTAATGGCAGCAACCCGTATTCAGGTTTCAACTATGACTTAAACACGGGTGCTGACTTCGACTTTGGTATTGATTACGATAATCTTCCAACTTTTGAGGACTCACCTTATACGTTTGACCCAACAACATTCGATACTGGTGAACGTAATCCTTTAGAGAATATTTTAGATTTTATAAACAGAGATGATGTTCAGGGTGTAGCAGGACAAATTCGTGATTTATTTTACTCAGGGGATGGTGTCCAATACCCTGGGTTTGATAATTCTCTCAGTGAAGAAACAGTCCAACGTATTAACTTTGATACGGAGCAGAGACTAGCCGATCTTCGCGGTGTCATGAATGACATTGCTTATCTGACCGGCAAGAGCACACCTGAGTTTGTTCAAGAAACTGACGCTAGGTTTGCTAATTATTTCGAACCTGCAGCTCAACGGGGATACAATTATCTGTTTAACGAACCAGCAAACTTTGGTGAAAAGGTAAGTCAGTCTTCTAAACAAGCTAAAGATAACATCGATGATTACCTTGAGCAGTACAGCAATCTGAACAGAGAGACTTTTATGTCTCAAGCTGTCAATCCCACGACTGTTTCTATCGACCCATCTATATACGACGAGCAGATTAATAAGTATATGGATCGAGCGAACATGGGCAAGATGTACGACTACGGAGATCCTCAGTCACAGGAATTTATCTCCGGTGCTGGGTCGCCAGATAGTAAATATGATCGTAAGCGTATGGCAGGTTTTTACGCATCAGATCCTGGAGTTCAGCAGTTGATGAGTTTCTCCTCTTATTAATGGGTCTTGGAAGATCTCCGATAGAGAAAAGAGCAGATAGCCAGATCTATCGAAGGGCTTCGCATGTAGACAAAAACCCAGCGTTTCGATTAGCGGGAAAAATATTTCAAGAAAAAGATTACCGAGACGAAAAAATGAGAAGTGAAAGATCTTCGCTCATGAGAAGTCGTCCCACTGGTTACGGTTTTGGAAATGAAGATGAGTATGGTCCGGACAATGACTACAGCTCTGTCGAATCACTTAGACGTATACACGACCGAGATCACTATATTGTTGGCGGAAATCATGGATTCTCTGCTCCCAAAATCTGACGGACGGTAGATAAAAAACAAAACCGAAGACTCTAGACCCAGATAGTGTCTCAAAATTATCAGTATCTTTTATAAGTTTGGGATGCTCCTTAAGAACACAAAGAGGTAAGTCTATATTCATTTTTTGCGTGGAGATAAGAGCTACCTCAGTTGAAGTTATAAACACTATGCCTTCATCGAACTCTTGCCTCATCCATTTTTTATAAGCTGATTCAAGCCAAATTCTTTGATTTGATTTTTTAAAATAAGTAGATTTTTCAAACAGCCTGGTTGAACGAGGTTGTTCATCTTTCAAAGCTATATCCCTAGGCGGGTACAAATAAATATTTTTTCCTTTCCAATCTTGTTTTAAACCGTTGTCTTTCCAATTGAAATACCTGGTGGCTTGAACAATCGTATTTGCTCTTTCACTTGACGCAGGGTCTAAAAAAATTTCACCCCCTAAAAACGCTGTGGTCTCAGCGATTAATTCAGGAGGTGATATGTAATCATGTGAGGCTAGTACCACTACTCCTCTTCAACAAGCCGAAGCCTCATGCTTGAATGTGTACTTTCTGTCCGGGTGCCGTGCCAAAAGACAGAGTAATAAAAATGACCGACACCTTTTTTATTCTTTTTTACAATGATTTTTTTAATTACGCCGACATCTCTGTCTTGCCGACGAAAGTGAGCAGCAGTCGCCTTCGAATCTATAACTAGAGAAGGCTTATTCACTTCAATCACCCGATCTCCTTCTTTGAGCTTTGGCTTAGCTTGTCGCTTTTTATCCATCAGATAATTAATCCGTTTGTAGCAGAGTCGATCTGTTCATTCGCCCGTTCAGGGTCTAGACGCATTAGTTCAAGCGAATCCTCTTGGAAAAACGCCACTAAAGCTAAACCAGAGTCATCCTCTTTTTCGATAAATTTTAAAACTTTTAAAAACATATCTGTAAGGTTTTCATCCATCGCCTCTTGAGCAATAGATAAATCAGCTTCGACATCTTTTTCAGTGACGTACTTGCTTGTGTTTGGGTCTTCAGGATTAAATACAAGAAGACCCTTACCCCGATATTTTCTATTCTCTCCGTAAAGAGTAATCATATCACTTATGATGCTTCTAAAAACACCTGCACTAAGCATACGCTCAGCTTCATCCCCCTGTGAAATCATCTGCCTTAGACGTCGCACGGCATCGTTAGTCATATTTAAAATTGCTCCAGGCTGCTTTGAGAATCTCATAAGGATCATACAGAAACTTAGAACTATTGTTTTCGTTCGGATCTAATTTGCAGTAGTGTTTTCCCTCAACCAGTCCTGATTTACCGTCTGATTTGAGTCCTTGAAGGATGAGCTTGTCGACTGAAATCGAAGGCACCCCGAGCCGTTGAGCAATGATTTTTTTAGTAACAAAAGCACTCGTGGTCTGTGTTTTGTTGTTTGCGATGAGCTGAAGTGAAACATCAATACTGTTTAGAACGTCAGAAATTGATTTGATTTCTTTTTTTAGTGATTCAGAATACATGACAGTGGAAGGTTCCCCTCGACCACCTGACGTCAGGCAACCAGGGCGACTTGCGTGAGGGCGGAAAACGGTAAAACGCTACCTCAACCTTCCGTGATCGTTATGCCGTTTCTTACAAAACGATCGCAGTCAGTCTAGAAGCGCCTGGGCTTGCTCGTGAAAGTTGGGCGAGTCCTCGATGAGTAACTCGATCAGCTTATCGAGCTTTGAAGGCGCGTCAAGGGCTTGAGTGCTATTCAAGATCATCCAATATTTATATGCGTTCAGTAAGTAGTATTGTGACTGTTTAGCTTTGAGAGCTTGACATTTCCATTTTTCAAAGTCATAGGAAGATTTGTAGCGACTACTGCCCATGGCGCATTCGCTCTGACGTATGTCTACCTGAAGATCGATGTCGATGATGGTGTATTCAATGGCTGAGATTTTTGCTTTGCAATCTCTGATGTTGGTGGGCGGGTGGTTGTCGCTGTAAATCCAGGGCGGAAGATTGTCAATGATGTACTTGTCTGCCCAGAGTGAAGGCTTAGGCTGCTTTGTTTCCAGAGTCGAAGTAGAAGGACTCGAGTATGTCTTCGATGTACCGGTTGAAATCGCCATTGATGCAATAGAGCGTGTGGTGTTCAAATTGGGTTCTGATTACTAAATCGAGCTTTCTAAGTTTTTTAAGCTGCTCTCTTGTAGTTGCCTGAGACTGCCCCAAAGCTTCAGACAGTTGATTTACGTCTGTCGGTTGAAGAGACTGTAACTCATAAATTAAGAAGCGCAGCTTTTGGATTTGGTTATACCTTTTCTTATTCTTTGAATTGATCTCACTGACAGCTCTATAGAGAGCCTCTCGTGCAAAAGCTGCTGAATCAAACTCGTCGACACCTTTTGATGAACCAGTTCCGAGATAAGCATCGTGGCTTGAGGAGTCAGAGAAGTGTGGCGTTCTACGGTCAGACATAGATGGTAGGGGTTGATACACAATGGATTAGAGCAACTGGAGCGCACGTAGTACCCCGGTTGCACCTTTTTTCTCCAGAATTGTTCGTACACAAACCTTCGCGTACGTGAGTAACGCTCAGCGCATGATTCCTTGAAAAAGCCCTTGTCGGTAGGGAACTCTAAGCAAGTGGATGAGTCGAGTGTGGCTCGATGCTGATTAATCCATGCAACAAATCTTTGTGATTTGCTTCGAGCTTCCTGAAGCTCTTTCCTGCAAACGTCGCAAGCGTGAACACCGTCACAAGGCAAAAGGACTCGCTCGGAGTCAGCGGTTGTTAGGTAGATCGGCTCAGACCGACCGCATGTACAAAGCCAGGAGACCTTGTCTTCGAAATGCGAGAGAGTCCAGTGTCCTTTTTTAGACACCTGTAAGGGCTCCCCTGAGGGTGGGCCAGGGTCAAGCGGTTGGAGCAGTCCCAAAAGGGCGGCGCATCTCTGGTTTCGAGTTTCCATAGGCATGTTGATGTTGATATAGACGTATCCTACCGCACAGAGCGCATGCAAGGTTAGTACCGCCAGTTTTTTTAATGAATATACCTTTCTCTTGATAGTGCTTTTTCTATACGGTCCGTCGCTTTGACAAGATTTTTATCTAAGGCTGACCAACGACGGTCAGTCATTTTTCCCTTGAAACCCTAGTAAAAATACTTATACGTTTATAAATAAACGACACTGGCGACATCTTGTATGGATTACCACTGTCACAGGGATTTGATTAAGCAAGCATTATTCCAGACGTTCCGTGGTTAGCAGAATTAATTACAATCGTATACAATGTGAGTAGTTACCCGAATACTGTGAAAGGGTCTCCAGCTCTAGACACTCCCTCAGATAGCTGGCAGGCACTAAAACAACGTGCTGATCTTTTAGGTATACCGGCCTGGAAGCTTGCGGAAGATATGGCTTATCACGAAAGTGACGGTGCATTGAATATATCGAGCAAGAAGAATAAAGAGTAGAATTTAAATTTCTAGCTCTTTACAGATAGACTGGTACGAGGAGGTGGACTATTTAAATGCCTGAACGTAATAGCCCTGCGTGTCCACTTCACGGCGATTTACCCAGGGCACGAGCACCGCACAACTTCTTCGGAATTGTGTCGGTTGTCGATAACCTCATCGAAACCATTAGCGGCGTGGGAACTACTAGCTACACAAGATGCCCCTACGGATATCCACCTAACTTCGAAGGTGTAGTAAGGGCTCTTGAAGATTTAAACTCTACAGCTAGCGGCATCGAGGCTACCGGAGGACTCCTAGTCCCAGGTTCCGGAATCAGTATTACGACGAGTGGTCTTTATAGCATCATTGCAAGCCTGATTACTCAATCTCTACCGGGCTCTGGTGTATTAGGAGTAGCTAGCGGTGCAAACACTATTTTTGATGTAAATATCCAAGGCGAAGGTAATAACGATGTCGAGTACGACGGAAAACTAATTCAAATCTCTGGCACCAACGAAGGTGCCGTAGCTGTCGTCAGTGGTCTTGTTGGCGGCGATGGAATCATCATTACAGCAAGTGGCGACACTGCTGTCGTTAGTACTGATCTTGTTGGTCAAGGCTCAGTCGACTTCTCTTACAACTCTTCTCGTGTTGGAGTCATCTCTGGAACGTCTCAACAACTTCTTGTTGCTGGTTCTGGAACAAGCGTCACGCAAAGCGGGGATTTCCAAATCGTCGATGTTGGTGTTCTTGGCGAGCCCGGTATTGGCGTCAGCTACTCAGGTTCGTTTGTAACTCTCGAAAACCTGATCAGTACAGGATCTGGTACGTCCGTGGCCTCTAGCGGGGACTTTAAACAAGTCAATGTTGGAGCACTTCCTGGCACCAATGTCACCATTGGCTACTCCGGCGCGTTCTTTACGACAAACAGTACAGCCGAAGCGGGCGCTTCTGTGGTCACCGTTTCTGGCGAGCCAGGGGACAATTTCCTTGGCGGTTCGCTCTGGTTCGATACGAACGAAGGGCGCTTGTTCGTGTACGCATCAGGCAACGATGTTGCCAAACCAGACTGGTATATCGCAAACGCCGAAGCTCTCGCAATCAAGAGCGAAGTGCCGCCTTCCGGCACTGGTGGACTCAATGCTCCGCCTCGAGATGGCACCATCTGGTTCAACAACCTTATGGGTTCACTTTTCGTCTACGACGCTGCTACAAGCGGCTGGTACGAATCTGCTCCTTCGAGGACACCTTCTTATGGAGACACTCCTCCTGTTTACGCTGTTGATGGTGCTCAGTGGACCGATAGTCGCAGCAATGTCATACACGTATGGAACGGCACGCAATGGGCTGATGTTATCGCTAGCGGTAACCCTGCTGGCCTTACTACTGGCTCTGTTATTGGCCTGATCATGGGACTTAGCTAACTTGTCTAAGTCGACTTAGTTCACTTCCTCAACCATGGCAAAAGGAAAGTCCGAAAACAAAATTGATTCACGTCCTAAGCGCACAAGGCAAGGACAAGGGACTCACTCGAAACCATCTCATGGTCGGAAGTTACGTAGAGGTCAGGGCAAGTAAAATTAAATGAAACACTGGAGGTAACGTGCTCTTATCTTTCAAAGCTGGTGAAACTATCGCTCTTGGCGATGCAGTAGCCGTGGATATGAGCACCTCCGGTCATATCCGGACTGCTCGTTCATCTGGTGATCTGGACGAAGCCAACACAATTGGTGTTTCTGTAGACGCAGTAAGTGCAGGCACACTTTGCCGTGTGGTTACAGATGCTCAAGCTGTCGTTTACTCAGGTCTTGTTCCAGGGCAACGTTATTTTGTCAGCGCAAGTGGAGGCAAAATAGTTGACTACCCAACATTTACTGCTGGATTTGATCAGCTTGGTGCATCTGGAGCTTATTTAGTAGAAATGGGTACAGCTATAAGTTCTTCTTCACTAAGGATTTCGCCTCAGCAGCCTCGATATGTAATTAGTGGGTTTCTTTGAAAAAGTGTAGAATAAGGCGTAAGTATCTGGTTGTGATCGGTGCCCAACAGATCGATATTCAACCGCAATTACACAAGTTACCAGGCTGACGGTACAACTGTATATCTAGCTAACGGACAAGGAGTTGTCACCAACCCTGCTCCAACAGCTACTTTGACCGCTGGAGCTAATTTAATTGCTGGTGAAGTTGTCTCTGCAAGCGGTAATTTTGTAGTACCATCCACTGCTCTGAGTGGGGTTAACGCTTATCAATTTTCTCCTATTGGTTTTGCTTCTGAAGCTGCCTCTAATGGAAGTGATGTAGTCGTAAATCTCGATGGTGTCATCAGTCTGACTGATGTCAATATCACTGCTGATACTGCTTTGATACCTGGTGAATATTATTACTTATCTAAATTTGAAGGTGAAGTAGTTCGTTTCACAACAACTTCTGGGACAGTCACTGGTTCTGGAAGTAATGCATATCAAGCAGCAACAAGTCTTGGTTTAGCGATTACCTCAACACAATTGAGTGTGGAAATTTCGCCACCAGTCCTTCTCTATACTGGAGGTTAAAAGGTTAAATCATGGTAGTTCGCAGGCCGGTAGTTCTAGTCAGCGGCGCTCTAGCTGAGCTGCCTTTTGGTGACAGTATTATCACCACTGCTTCTGGTGGTCTTCTGACAGCAGGTAGTGGTCTTGTAGGTGGGGGAAACACAGATTCTACTATTCGTCTTGATGTCGCGTTTACTGCAGAGCCAAGTGGCCTGATTTACGTTGGCAACGAAATTGGAACTGACGGCGTTGCGCTTGCACGCTCATCCGCTGCTCTTGCTTCGGGTAATGCTGCTCTCGCAGATTCAACTACTGCTCTGGCATCAGGAAATGCTGCGCTTGTTGAAGCAGAAGTAGCTCTATCTTCTGGTAACGCTGGTCTTACAGAGGCAGCAATTGCAATTGCTTCTGGTAATGCAGCTTTAGAAGTCGCTGCAGTAGCACTAAGTTCTGGCAACTCGTCACTGACACTCGGCGCAGCTGCACAGGCTTCTGGCAATGCCGCATTACAAGATGCCGCTACAGCACTCGCATCAGGTAACGCAGCTTTAGTTCTATCTGAAGAAGCTCTTGCCTCAGGCAATGCTGCCTTAGTTGATAATGTACGATCGCTTGCTTCAGGTAATGCCGCTTTAGCAGACGCCACTGAAGCTCTAACTTCTGGCAACGCCGGTTTAGCAGATGCTGTTACTGCTGTAGTTTCTGGCAATGCCGCCGTAAGTGATGCGGTAGATGCTCTTGCTTCAGGAAACGCGGCGCTTTTAGATTCTGAGCAGGCTCTGGCTTCTGGTGTTGAAGCTGTTCGAATATCTGTCGACGCTCTTGCTTCTGGTAATGCAGGTTTAGCAGATTCTCAAACTGCTCTTGCTTCTGGAAACGCGGCGACTGCTGATGCAAATCGAGCTCTCGCCTCAGGTAATGCTGCTGTCGAACTTAGCAACACAGCTTTGGCTTCAGGTCAAGCCGCTGTGGCCTTGGCTAACACTGCATTGTCTTCAGGTAATGCTGGTCTCGCTGTTGCCAATTCTGCGATTGCTTCAGGTTCGGCCTCAATCGCTGTTGCACTTGCCGGTCTTGCTTCTGGTAATGCAGGTTTAGCTGTAGCTGTAGAAGCTCAAGCATCAGGTAATGCAGCTCTTGAAGATTTAGCTGGTTCATTAGCTTCTGGTAACTCCGGAATCAGTATTGCTTTAGCCGCTCAAGCTTCTGGTAACGCAGCAATATCCGACGGTATTGTTGCTCTTGCCTCGGGTAATGCTGGTCTTGCTTTAGCTGCTGTTGCAGCTACATCTGGCAACGCTGCCATCGTTGATGCAACAGTCGCTCAGGCTTCTGGAAACGCTGCCTTAAGTCTGGCAAACACTTCACTTGCCTCTGGTAACGCAGCCCTCGCAGTTTCATCAACTGCTTTAGCTTCAGGTAATGCCGGTCTTGTGATTGTTCCAGTGGCGCAAGCATCAGGAAACGCAGCTCTCGAGGCTTTTGCAGCGAACCCAGGTCTTAGTACCGGGGCTGCTATTGGCCTAATCATCGCGCTCTCGTAAAATGACTCTGCGTAGAGGACTTGTTTATTCCGGCGGTTTCGTTGTTGAAAATCACGACGATGACGTAATTCCGATTACTGGTGATTTGATCGCCGGAAGTGGTTTAGGCGGTCGTATTTTTACGCTCGGTCAAGATAATTTTGTACAAACTGATCTTCCGGACAATGCGTCTGGGCTTATTTATACCGCCGACGGCAAACTCGGTTTAGATGGTGTTGCTCGCGAAAGAGGTGTAATCGCGATCGCATCTGGCGATGCCGCTGTGGCATTAGCTGCAATTGCGCTCTCATCTGGTATTGCTGCAAATGTAGTTTCTGCCACCGCCCAAGCGTCAGGTAATGCATCCATATCTCAATCGCTGACTGGACAGTCCATTGGTAACAATGCTCTTAGTTCTGGTGCAGAAGCACAAGCATCTGGCGATGCAAGTTTAGTAGTTAATAGAGATGCTTTAGCTTCAGGAAACGATGCTCTTGAAGATACAGCTGTTGCTGTCTCCTCTGGTAATTCAGGTCTGGCTTTTGCTGTAATAGCTGGAGCATCAGGCTTTGCTGCTGAATTTAATGCAAGCTCCGCTCTTGCCTCAGGCAATGCGGCCCTTACTAATAACGCTCAAGCTATTGTTTCAGGCACAGCAGCTGTAGTTAATTCGCAAACTGCTATTGCATCTGGTGCTGCTGCAATTGCACTCAGTCAAATTGGTATTGCTTCAGGCACTGCAGCGACTACGGACGCTGGACTCGCTCAGGCTTCTGGTAACGCTGCCTTGGTGGATGCAAATATCGCTTTTGCTTCTGGTGCAGCTGCCTCGGAACAAGCTGCTATCGCAACTGCATCTGGTAACGCAGCCCTAAATCAATCAGAAAATGCTCTTGCATCAGGAAACTTATCTCTTGTCAATGCAGTTGAGGCTTTAGATAGATCTCAAGATTCTACAATCACGTCTATATTCACCATCTTCCAGGCTGATAATGCAGTTGAAGCCTCGGATGACGCTATTGCGTCAGGTGCTGCAGGCGAGGCGCTCGTTCCGACAGCAATTGCTTCTGGCGATGCCGTTCATGCACCTGCTGCTACAGCTTTAGCATCCGGCAACGCAGCTCTTGCTGAGATACCTGAAATTATTGCTTCAGGTAATTCTTCCGTTTCTGTGGCGCTTGTCGCTTTAGCTTCAGGCAACGCTGCCCTCGCAAAAACTTTTGAAGCAAGAGCTTCCGGCAACGCTTCTATTTCAGCGTCACTCACGTCTATAGAAGTTGCTAACACTGCAATCGTTAGCGGAAATGCTGCCATATCCACTGGTGCCACAGCAACAACCAGTGGAGTCCTTTCAATTTCTCAAGCTGATCGTGCAATCGTATCTGGTTTAGAGGCTCAATCTTCTGGCAACGCCCTAGTTAGTGATGCAGTTTCTGCACTTGCTTCTGGCAACGATGCGTTATCACTAATTATCAATAATCCTCCCGTGGATTCTGCAGGGATCATTGGCTTAATTATGGCGTTGAGCTGATTAGGTTCAATAGGCTATAATTAATTTATCTTCAGTGCTTGGCCTCGGATGGCTACTTTTTTTAGTCGGAGCACTAAAAATGTTTCCGACGTCAATACGACGATCTATACGTCGACCAGTGACTCTACGATCATCTTGAGTGTTTTGGTCGCAAATACTGGTGCGAACGCAACAGATATCAACTGTTCTCTTTTAGATGCGTCTAACAACGTTAAGAGTCAGATTGCTAATACAATTACTGTGCCTCAGAGCGCAAACATCGATCTAATTGGTAACAAACTTATCCTTAGCAGCGGTAACAAGCTTCGTATTTCTACCAGTACAAGTGGATCCTGCGATCTGACGCTCAGTTTCGTGGAGGTCTAAAGAATATGGCTGACTTTTCTTCAGCTAAATTCTCCAAAAACTCGAAAGAACCCGCTTTTTTACCAGATCGTCTTCGTCTTCCAGACGGTTTCACAAGGTATAAGTGGTCGATTACCCAAGAGGAAGTGGAAAGCTGTGGGTACGTAGGACCCATTGTAGATCCTGATCGATCTACAGGACAAGAGTATATATGGGTCGAAGGTTCAGGATGGGTTGCACATGGTGACCCTAAACCTTTGAGCTCAAAGCAAAAAGTAAGCACCAACGCGCGTTTACGTAATGATCTCGGTCTAGTCTTGGCCGGTGAATACGTAAAAATGAAAGAAATAAAAGATGCTGGATATCTTCCTGCTTACAGACAAGCCTGGCAGGATTATTTTTTCAGTTTAAAAGAGCTGCTTGAGTCATCTGGGCTGATCGCTACATCGGATGTGCCTGCTGCACCTTGTGAAGGGGAGTATTTTAAAACTGAGGAGGAGCTTAAAGCTGCTTATAAAGTTTTTTATGATCAAGACTTTCAGAATCTGCGATTCGAATATGAAAAATATGGTGTAATATCTGGTTTACGAAAAGAGTTTGCTACTCTTTTTGCACCTGACCCATCGTGGGTTAAAGGTACTCAGGCAGTGCCTGAAGATCACGACACCATTATTATTGATTACAGGGACCTTTAAACCATGGCAAGGAAATACGCTGGGCGTCAAGGGCAAAAGGTACAAAGCACTTCTTTGAGCGCACCAGGTGCATGGATTTCACCTACTGAAGCAGCTCGTGAAAAAAGTGGCGGAGCATGGCCCAGTGCTGTTCCCGCTGGTGCAGCCGCCTCACCGGTTGGAAGTTTATCGTTTGCGATGACAAGCGGTGTGACTGACACTGCTGTGGCCGGAGGAAGATTTCTTGTATGTAACGGAGAGGATGTAAGCAGAGTTGATCAGGGCGGACTTTTCGGTGTCATCGGCACGTCCTTCGGAGTAGGGGATGAAGCTACGACTTTTGGAATACCCGATATGTTTGACGGGTATATCTATGCAAAAGGTTCGAGTGGCTCAGGGGTTTATCCATTAGGAAGCGGTAAAGTCGGAGAGGGCCATCTTCATAACTGGTTCGGAGTCAGGTCGAGGCAGGGTCCTGACCGAAACCGAACTGGTAATGATCAAGCTTCTGCTGCTGGACCTTCTGTTGTGGTTCACGCCAGTACCACTTTTGGCGATATTCAGAATGAAATGAAAAAAAGGGAATTCGTTCCCATGGTTAATGTCGGCGGCGGCACTATGCAGGCCGGTATGGCTATTCCTTTCTTGTGGCCTGGTGAGGAGGGAAACCTCATAGGTTTTGCTGACAACCTGTTCGTTGTCGCAAGCGGACAAAATATAAGTCGTTCAGAGTATGCAGATCTTTTCGGTCTGTTTGGAACACATTTTGGAACTGGAGACGGGTCTACTACATTTGGTGTTCCGGATCTTAGGGGTGTTTTTGTTGCAGGATCTCGTCAAGAATACTCTGATGGATTCCAACCATCAGGTGTGATTGCTGGTTCGGGTTTCCTGAATGATACTTTTACTGCTCATTATCATATTTTTGAAGGCGGTAACTGGAACAGTCAGCAAGGTGGTGCAGGTAACCAGTCTCGAACTAATCAAGCTTCAACTCCTCAATCAGGAGTTAGTCAGGGACCTGCTGACGGAGAAAATAGAGCTGATAACATAAGTGTTATCTGGGCAATCGTTGCTTCTAACTCGTAAGGAGAACCATGGCTACTGGACAAGTTATTATGATGCTGGCAGATCAGGGAGCTCAGTTCTCTGATGGTTCAATCAACTACGTCAAGTTGAATGGACAGTCCGTATCAAGAACTGAGCACGAAGTGCTTTCGGCAATTTGGCCTAGTGGAGCATACGGAGGAGGCAACGATACTGAACCGATGCACATGCCTGACACTGATGGCATGTATCTCCGTGGTTACGCTTTTAACAGCACCAACGATCCGGAAAAGGCAACTAGAACTGCGTTATCAGGTGCTCTACCCGTAGGCAACCAGGTAGGATCATTTCAATCAGCACAAATTACTGCTCACTTTCACGTATCTGGTTCGCAGAATGTTCCAGGTCCTCGACAACAGCAAGGCGGAGGAGGCGAACCGGCAGGACAGCGTGAACAGCAAAACTTCAGTCAAAATAACGCCGTCGTTAGATTTGCACAGGAAGCAGACGGTCGGTACATGGAAGTATCAACTAGCGAAGATGAAGTTTTTGACGTCGATCACACTATCTGTTATTTCTATGTTTGTGACGCTTAAATTATCTGCAAGTCAAATCCACTTAAGTTAGATTTTTCTCCGACAGTACCAGTCGGAAACGTGTTGAAACTTAGTGTAATTCTGTCTTCATTTTCCATGTTGTTGTCGACAGAGTGAATTAAATTTGACGGAAAAATAATCATTTTTCCTGGGGTTGGCGTGTGTTTATGAATAATATTTTCTCTTTCAGATTCATAATAAGCGGGAAATTGATTCGAAAAATCGTATGGATTTTCTCGACTAAACCATGTTCTTCCGGAATTGCCTTGTAAATAGATAATTCCGCTCAGAAAGGACCAGGGGTGCCTATGAGCGTGGTGCCATTGTCCAGGTCGACTACGATTTGCCCAAAAAAGACAAACTTTCAAATTTATATTGTTGTTGTACTCTAAATCTGTCGTCACTTCTTTCAAACACTCTTCTATATATCGAGTGTGTTCTGCAAAATAAGGATTTTTGTGAAGTGATTTACTTCCTGGCGAGGATTCTCCGTATTCTTTCTTTCCTTTATATCTTCCGTAACCGTCTGTAATTTTGTGAGTGATAATAGTTTCAATAGCTTCTTCTACAAGGTTTTTCGGGTATTCAAACTCATATAGTTCTGTTGGCAATATCGGCAAACGTTGGAAACTCATTACGATCTTCAAGCTGAGCTATTATAGTGCCATAGCTTTAGACTGCGATGAGTCTTTTAGATTACGTCAGAACATATAAAACTCCTGAAAGCTTGTCAGAACAGCTGGATGAGCATTACGAACGTCTAGAACAAAATACCTGGGAACGACATTCTTGGTTTAGTTACAATCCGCAAGAAGGTAACTCTTCACATTCCGATGAAAATACAGACCCACTTGTACAAGATGTTTTCGAATTAGATTTATCGAAAAATTTAGCAGAGCATGCAATTCAATCTTACATAAACGATATGACAACTGAATATAACAAGGAGTGTTCTCTAATATCATCATTTACAAGAGTGCGCTTGAATAGATATTCAGAGGGAGAATGTATGCGTGTTCATTGGGACGCTATTCACTCTATCTTCGATGGTGATTACAAAGGTGTACCTGTTTTGAGCATCGTCGGATTACACAGAAAAGCAGAAAAAGGAGGAGATTTTATAATCAGAACTCCGCTTGGAGAAGAAAAACAATTCTTGACTGAAAATAACACGGTGGTTGTTTTTCCTTCAACTTTCATGTATAACCATGAAGTTACAACCGTTCAAAAAGGTTGTAGAGACTCCTATGTAGCTTGGGGATTTTGAAATGGATTTTTCCGTACCTCACATCAACTGCAGTGCTGACCCTTATTGGGATGGGTATCGAACCCAAATCCTAGAGTCTGTTGAAAAATTTAAAAGTGAGCATCCTGAAGATGCTGTAGATGGAGACGGAATTATCACCGATTATCACTACAACGTAAAAAATAAAATTACACCAGAGTACAAAGAAGCAGTATATAAAAGTATGACCGGCGCGATTATGTGGACAGCAAGAGGTTTTGACAAAGATTACCGACGTCTAAAAATCAAAAACCTGTGGTTTCAAGAAACTTCAGGACCTGTGTCACACGGAGTTCATACACACGGTCCTCTAGGGCTTTCGGGTGTTTTATTCGTCGATTATGATCCCGAAGTTCATAAAAGCACTCGGTTAATTTCACCTCAATTGCATCCTTGGGAGGGAACACATATTGAGGAAGAGCCTTGGGTGGAAGAAGGAAACGTCCTTATTTTCCCCTCGTACTTACTTCATGAACAACTTCCAAGTTTTTCAACTAAAAAAAGATTAATTGTTGCATTCAACTTGCACTACGAGGAGTAAACTATAAACAGGTCGCACCATATGCATGGTCGATTCGGAACAGGATCTAGTATTCAGCCTTCAATGTTTACAAAAGAAGTCTGCTAGAAAACGGTTCCGAAGAAGCATTCTGGACGAATGGCCGGAGTGTGCTTATTGCGGTCGTAAGCACCCAACGACACTCGATCACGTGATCCCCCGAGCTCAGGGAGGAAAACAGCATCGCCACAATTTGATCGGGGCTTGCGGTGCCTGTAATCTTGAAAAATCTGACCAGACTTGGTTTGTGTGGTACAGAAGCCAAATTTTTTGGACACTCGAAAGGGAGGAGAGAATTTTAGGTTGGATTAATCAACCACAATTCGAACCACCTGCTCCTATTTTTGTTAACTGGATGGAAAAAGGGACTTTATTACTGCCAAGCGCAGCCTAAGGTTTCCAGTTATACCAACCGGTCATAATAATTTTTTCTTCAGAGGGTGATGCCACTCCGTGGTGTGTATGGGTGAAATCGGGAGGCCAGATCAAAAGCTTGCCTTTTTCAGCTTTTTCCTCATGATCAAAATGGACGAATCTTGTTCCACCTTTATCTTCAACGGTGTTTAAATAAAGCATCCACACGAGCATCCTACTTTGAGTGAGCTCACATAATCTTTCGCAATGTTTCATATGGAAACCTCCTCCAGGTTCATATCCCTGCACCGCTAAATTTTCGCCCATATGAAAACTCGAGTCTCCTAGCACAGGAAACTGCACAGTTACATAATTAATTACTGAATTCCACAAATGCTCTAAAGCTTTCACTAAGCAACCATAGGTATACGCTTTTTCGATAGACATCCTAATATCAGTTGAGTCTTTAGCCTCTTTACATACGCCTACATCGCCGTCTGCGTTTGCAGTAAGACCTGGACCACCCATGGTTTCTTTGTTTACTTTGTACCACTCAATTATTTCATCACAAAAATCTGTATCTTGAGCCTGATACGATCTAATAAAATTTTCCACAAAAAGGCTTGATATCGTCAGTCAAGCCTAGGTATTACGTATGAAGTACGCACCCAATCGGTTTTTGAAGTTTAAGTTTTCGAATGAGTAGTGACCTCCGATCAAGGTTCTCTGGTTTAGCAAACCAAGAATCTTCCATTACAACTTCGATCACTCCTAAGGTCTGCTCGCAGGTCATGTGTGGAGCATGTGGAGCGTGGTGATGAGCAAGCATCACAAGAGCAAGTTCGATCATTTTTTAGCAACCTTGGTGACGATTCCAGCGATCTTTTCAATAATTTTATAAAACTTTCCGTAGAGTTCGTCGTCCTTGGGAGTTGGTGTCATGTTGACGATTGCAAGAGCTAATAGGTGAGCTGCTCCTGCAATCCCAACGATTGCCTCCCAGTTGTTGAGTAGAAAAGCCATGGCAAAAAACCTATACAATATAAATATACTCCCAGACTTTAAACAAATGCCTGCGATTCTTGAGGACGCTGTTAAGTCCATCATGAAAGAAAACCCGGATATGAAGAAAGGTGCTGCCTATGCGATTGCTACGAGCACACTTCAAAAATCTGGCGATTTAAAAAAAGGGACTGTTGAAGCGACTGAAAAAGGTAAGCGTCGCGGCGAGATGAGTAAAGCTACCCGAGCTAAAACACGGGCTAAAAAGTACAAAATTGAACGTAAAAAAGAGAAAAAAGGTGAGGCTCCCTCTCGCGACGGTCGTGACGAACGGAGCACTAGCGGACGGCTGTAAATGCCGGAGTTCTTTTATCCCGACATACAGCTCCCGAAAATCAAAAATTTTCCGGAGCCTGTAATCGATTATCTGGCACCATTATCACCTAATTACCCGGTGGTCTTGGTGCCTTCTTATCGCCCTGGTAAAGCTGCAGCGGTCTTGCCGAAAGAGACTCCCAAAGGACCGGTCCCTGAACAACCACCCACAAAATCTGTTGCAGAAAAGATCGTCGAAGATGTCGTGGAGGCGGTGCAGCCTGCTCTTGACTCACACACTACTGCGATAACTACCCTTCGAACTGACCTCAATCAGTTTGTCATTGAGGTAGAGGAAAAGGAGCTAGAAGCGTCTGAGGTGGTCAATAGCGTTTCTCTACCTGGTGGGATTGAAGTGCCAATCCCGAAACCTGAAATTCTTGTGGCGGCTGGAACAACAGCGACGGTTTCTGTGGGAGCAACGCTCCTAGCGACTTCTGTATTCAAAAAATGTGTTTCAGCTTTTAAACCCGCTGTCAAACAAATTATTAATCGGGTGCAGAGGAAGCTTGGGAAGAAGCCGGTAAGTTGGAGTAGGCAGCGATTGGCACAACGTCGTCGCAAATCGCTGAATACGGTGAGTTAGGTCGTATCATGTACCCTGCTTCGTACATAGCAGTGCATTCTCTTATGCGAGTGAGCAAAATATCAACTCTTTTTTGTTGAATTTTTTTTCTACCAAGCTCTTTACAAATTTCTTGAACAGATCCGTCTAACGGAAGAGCAAAACTGATTTGAGCGCCATAATTTTCACTTCTTGAGTACTCTGGGTGAAAGCCAGACCCAAGATAAAAAGGTGTAAACACCACAGTGCCGCTATTGCAGTAGTGCCCACTTCCGAGTCCTTGTGTCGCGTAAGATCCTTGATTTATTTGTACCGCACTGTTTGTTACTGAGCCGGTTGAAGATGATTGAGGATTTGCGATAACTGTAGTCCCGTCATTGCTCTGTGCATAGACAGGACTACAGCCTAAAAATATTACTGAGAGAAGACACTTAAGGACGTAGTCGTAGATTCGGTTTCGATTGTCCGCTCTATGTCTTGAGTTTCGATAATCCCAGCTGCTCGAGTGACAACTTCCAGCTGCCAGTTTGTGGCCCCTGAGTTCATCGTGTAAGTCGTGCCCGTGGCCCCGATAGCTGCACTGGGCGTCACATTGTGACCCGTTATGCTGCTGTAAGCGCCTCCATACTTCTCGATTTCGATCGTCTCGGTGATCGTTTGTTCGGTGGTTGTGGTGCTGTTCATCGAGCCCTGAGTGAAGCCAGGTGCGCTTTGTGCGAAAGCCCCCAAAGGACTGAAAAGGCTTAATAGAGTAAGCCATAAGAGTGTTTTCACGGCTTAGTTTTGGGTGTAGTATTCTCTTCTATTTTAGGTTCTTTTTGTTTCTTAATAGTATCGGTAGCACGACTCAAACCGTACCCAGCTAACGACCCAGAAAAAATCGAGGCGACGAAAGTTGGGTCCATTTTTTGAAAGTAACCCATATACGAAAGGGTTAGCAATGCCGCACTCCAGCCCAGCACTGAAACTTTTACGATTTCAGTCAGCCACTCGTAAGTTTTTTTGTTTTCATCGTCCGTCATGGCTGAGATTTTTACTCTCGTCTTATAAACTATAAGAGTTAACAGGGATTTGTAAGTGGCAGAAACTGCGAAGAAAAAACACCCTGAAAAATGGGCTAGAGCTAAAGCAAAAGCCCGAAAGAAAATGGGTGGTCACTCTGCACGTGCTATGCAGTTAGCTACAAAATACTACAAAGAAATGGGTGGAAAATATGAAGGTAAGAAATCTAGCAAAAACAAATTATCCAAATGGTCTAAGGAAGACTGGCAAACTAGAGAAGAGTACGAGAAGAAGAAAAAGTGAATTTGCCGAAGCAGCGGCGAAAGCTTCTGAGAATCGCAAAAAAAGCTCAAGAATGTATCAGTCGCGAGCAGGCTCAGAAACTGCTGAAGAAAACACGTAAAATATTTAAAAAGCTCGATAATTATGAATCCAACCGAAGTAAAAAAAGAGAGCTTGACCAGCCGTAAAGGAGGTTTACTGCTTGAAAAAAAGATAACGGAAGTCAACCGTAAGTGCCCTCTAGCCACCGTTGATATCAAAGAAAACATCAAAAATAGAGATTGGACCACAGAAAACTATGGATATGGTCCTTTGAATCCTGCTGTACCTGATCCTGGTTTTTGGGAGAAAAAAGCAGAGCTTTGGAATACAGATTTAGAAACAGTAAAGACAGCTAGGTGCGGTAATTGCGCTGCATTCGATCAATCTGATGTCATTTTGGATTGTATAGAAAAAGGTATCAACGAAACCAATGCAGCAGACCCACGAGAGGTGATGCAGTTGGCTGATTTAGGATATTGCCAGCTGTTCAAATTTAAATGTGCAGGTTCAAGAACCTGTGATGCGTGGCTTTTTGGAGGACCTATTCGGGATCAACAAAGACAGACCATGCCTGAGACTGAGGTAGAAAATGAGCTTGTCGAAATTGTTGGACAGTTGGACAAAGCTTCGCAGACACATAGAAACCAAGCTAATAGACTAGAAATGCTTAAAAACTCTCTTGGAGGTTATGGCCGATAAAGCAAGAGAAAAAGGACGCACAGAGCGATACCTGCCTAAAGCAGCGTGGGCCTCAATGTCGAAAGAAGAACGTAAAGCTACGGATGAAAAGAAGAAGAGAGCTACACGAGGTAAACCTGTAAACACTCACGTATCCAACACTGAAAAAGCCAAACGGGCTGGCAAAAAAGCTCGGTCGTACAAAGCATCTAAAAACAATGGCTAAACAAGGACCATGCTGGGATGGTTATGTCCAGGAGGGCATGAAAAAAAGCAAAAAATCGGGGAAAATGGTGCCAAACTGTGTGAGAGCTAAGAAAAAAGCTCGGTCCTACAAGAAGTCAAAAAAATGACTGATCAATCTTGTCCGATGCCCTCTTCTGAAAAGAAAGAAGAGCCCAAAAAATTACATTTCAAAAGACCTCTGACCATAGAGGAAGCTTTCTGGGAAGATCGTTGCGGTGATAATGGAGATCCGTCAGCTCCAGAGTGTTTGATCTACTGCGACTGATCAGTAGCTTTTTCATTTTTATCCTCATATAGCTCATAGGAGTAGCCCATCACTCCTCCTAGGGGTTCGTTGTGATTATCCTCGAAAAAATAAATTCCTTGAATTTTGGGTCGAAAAGTTTTAGCTTCCTCAGTATCCCAGTGCTCATGTAAATTTTCTACGTCTTCGTCTATCTCTTTTAGAACCAGTTGAGTTCTGAATTCACACCAATCATCACGACAGTACATTCGTGTCCGAGAAATCCAAACGTTTTTTCTCAAATCAGGCCGTAAGCGGATTAAAAACTCAGTGAACTCATAAACCGCAGCGTTGAATTTGTTGTACCGCATTATGTTATTGGAAATAAATCAAATCTAACCCATAGCCTTAGATACTAAAATAAAGGTAATCAATGATGTTTTGCTCAAATGGCTCAGGTCACTTTCAATCGTGAGCTGGGAGCTAATCCAGCCGGTATCACTCGTTTTGCTCAATACCGCACCGAGGATGGTGGTAACGTCGTAGTCAACTCGACAATTGAAGACACCTCTGAGGGATCTGAGAAAAGAGCTGACAAGCACGGCGTCACTTCCAGTGCTACCGGAACAGGCACTGTCACTCTTCAGGCCGGTTCTCAAAATGTAGGTCGTGTTTATATCCGAAGCGGTATCAATGGAGAGGTTTTAGGAGAAGTCCATTCTCCCAAAATTTCTAACCGTACGGATGTCTCCTTCACATTCAGCGTGGGAGCGTCAATCGAAAACTTTCTGTACGTAGAGAAAACCGATCGCTCTCCCTGCGTTTATCGAGTGACATATACCGCTGCTTGATTCTAAGATTCAAGCACACGAGGTTTTCTTAGTGACCAACCCAAACGCATGGGAATGTGTCTTAGCTAGGAAAATTTTAGAAGCATTGGAGGAGGGAGGTAAAACTTCCTCCTCTTATTATGTTTCTACGGAAGAGACGGTCAAGGCTTGTGAAAAACAAGAAACTGACTTTAGTGACACTGAGTGATTTATTTTTGTATCTTGTTTACGCAGTTGATTTAAGCTCTCGTAGTTTCACTTATTTGTTTAATTCTTTACTAAAAAGTGCCTTGTTGATGTTGTTAATAACGTTCACGTTTGCCAAAATTAATCGGAAGCGGAGCGACCATGAATCGCCGGGAAGCGGATAAGCATCCCTTGTTGGGCCAGTCTCTGCTGGCGAAACACGATACTTGGTTGACCAAGGTGCCTCTTGAGCACTCAGAACTTCTTCCTGAGGAAAAACTTTTTGTCTCTCGAGGGTCAGCCTGGGAGTGGTCTCAAATTATTGTGACCGCAGGTGAGCACCTCAGAGAAGTCCGTCTAGTCGCAAACCCAAATACTGCGTGGTATTTCTATGCTCCCCATTGGAAAGTAATCAATGACGAAGAGCAAAAAACTTCTTATAATCCAAATCACCACATACAACTAAACGCACCGTATATAAAGAACTTATCCGACGAAGACAAAACTTACTTTTCAAGTGCTTGCTTTACCCTTGTAGACACTCTGGAATGCAGTGATGTATCCGGCGAAGAATACATCGATTTAGTTCTTGAGAACGGGGAGCCCACAGAAGCATGGGTTCAGCTCAAAACTCTGGATCAATGTGGACTACATGCAGAGTTTCGTCAAGATGGTGATTGGGGAGATATCGAAGAGCTTCTATTTTCAGGAGTCCCTGTGCCAATGGGGATTTTGCACCACGGTCCTTTTGAAAATCCCACAGGGACGGGTCATTGGATAGTTGCTGTGGGAGTGACAAAGGATCGAGAATGTTTGATCGTTCACGATCCACTAGGTGATCTTGACCTTGTAGAGGGAGTATATGCTTCAGAGCACGGTGCATTTCAAAAGTATTCAAAACACTACCTTGCATCTCGTTGGATGGTTGAGAAAGGGTATAGTTCAGGTTGGTATATCAAAGTAAAACCGTGACCCCTTCTGATATTTTCGAAACTTGGGACATCGAACAAGAGAATCGCAAAGCCTTGTTTATAAATTTTTTGTATCAAAAATCAGGTCGCACGAACGGCCTTTACACAGGTTTGTGGGAGGAGTGGTGTAAAGAAGCAGGTCAGAAGCTTCGTGACGCGCACTTCAACGACGAGAAAAACTGATGGCTACACAACATACAGATCAATCCATCAGAAATGCTCAACGCAGGTTCGCTCCTGTGTTCAAAGCTTTCTTACAGCAATGGCCCACGCAACACGAAAGGGTCAAGTTTGCAGAGGAGGCTTGCGGAACCGACTGGATCGGTTCACATTCTTGTGGCTTTGATAGTGAGTCCAGTTGCGTTGTAAATTGGGCCTCTGATAAAACCAAAATTTCTTTGATGGGTCCTCGCTTTTACGTCGCCGTCGAGGAGATGAACAAAGCTGCCTTTGAGCAAGGTTTTACTCCAATCACATTCAGAGACTATGGAGACGATGTTTTACCTACTGCCTCTGATTTTTGGGCTGCGTTTCACGGACTAGGCGCACCAATTTGTTTTGTAATCGCACAATGAATTTTACTAAGGACCTACACCTGTTCCATACCCCTTAGGCACAGAAAATTCTACGTCGAAAGGAGCGGGTTCAGTCAAACGCATATTTATATAAGCTCTCAAAAATGAAGAGGGGTCTCCCAACATACCAGCCAAACCTCTGACCATTGCTTCAGGGACTTCTCTTGATTCTTTATATTCAAACTCTTCTGTCTCTGGGTTATATTTTTTCTTCTGCATAGACGGACTTTCAAACTCATTCCTAAGGTCATAAGTGTCTCTTACGGTATAGCGGTCACCTTCGTCAAATACGTTGTATCGACCTAAAGAATATCTGTAGGGAGCACCTTCAGGATTTTTATCGAAGGGTGTTGGTTTACCAAAAGCTGGTGGTAATGTGTCTACTCCCGGCACTAAGTACTGTTGTTGATAAGGAGTAACAGAAATTACGTCACCTTCTTGCGTGGGTCTATCAGTCCCTCTGCTTCTCAAAGCATTCATCACTGCTTGACGTTTAAATTCGTCAGTGAACTCTAAATTCTTATTACCGGTGCCTGTCACATATCGATAACCTAAGTTGATAGCTGGAGGCAGTTGGTTGAGTATTTCTGGCTGAACAGGTGTGCCTCCAAAAGGTAAAACACCTTTGAGAGCTTTATCTACACGCCTGTAATATTCTGGAAAACCCATAAGTTTAGTAAGCCTTTCTTCATTGTACTTGTCTGTAGACTTAATCTATGGCTGATCGCGATTACAAAAAAGAATACAATGACTACCACGCTAAAGAGGGTCAAAAGAAACGTCGTGCTGCGCGTAACAAGGCTCGTCGACATATGGAACGGGCTGGCAGAGTATCTCGGGGAGACAGAAAAGAAGTCGACCACAAGGACTACAATCCGGAGAACAACAACGCTTCGAATCTTCGGATAGTGGATAAAACCACCAACCGCAGGAGACAGCCCAAACGACAATGAATCAAGAACACCACTTGGAGCTTTGCGTAACTCCTTTGTGGCCTGCAGTCCTCTTAGATTTTTTTGCTTCAGCTGATCCTGAAGCCGTCGCAAACGAGGTTTACAATCTTCGAGCAGCAGACCCAAAAGGAAGGCTGAAAAGCAACTTCGGAGGGTGGCAAAGCAAAATTATTCACGCTCCAAAGTTTGAAGATGTGTTACCTGCTGTAAGCAGCGTTCGCCAGGTGTGTTCACAAGCAGTTAGTGAAGCTTGTTTGCATCAATGGCCTCATGAACCTAGAGAAGTAACGATGTGCCAGTGGTGGGCAAACATAAATAAACCTGGTGAAGATTTTAATGTCAACCATCACCACGGCGACGCTTACGTTTCCGCTGTTTATTATGCACAAGTGCCTGAAGATCCAGGCAAACTACTTCTTGAGAGCCCGATAATTCACGGCAACTCTGCTTGGCATGGTATTAAACATTTCACCCCGAAAGCAGGGCAAGTTTTGATGTTTCCAGGTAGCTACCGTCATATGGTTTTACCAACAGTTTCGACAGAGGGTAAGGATAGAATTTCTATAGCTTTTAACTTCGATATTGACGACTAACCCTATAATTAACATATGGAAAACCAGAATTTTTTACAGCGCCCTGGTGGCTTAGGTCCCATGCCACCCCTGAAGCCTTTAGGTATGGCAATGGCAAGCCCTACCTCGTATATGAACGACGAAATAAGTATTTCCACTCGCAGGGCACAGCACACTGATGATGTAAATCGCATTTTTGCCCAGTACAACATTGACATGGGCACATACACTCGTGCTCCCGTAAATCCGCTGCCTTATGGTGACGGTAATATGCCTAAATCTCAAGAGACTACAGGCTTAGTCGGCTACAACCATCAAGAGACTCCACTTCCTGAGAGACCGATGGACATGAGCCCGGCTAAATATTTAGCGGACACCGTGAACTCCGTGGATCCGGTCATGAGAGCAAACGTGCAAGCTCTGACTTTGATGCCTAAACAAAATTTCTTGAATACTCAAGAAGTAGGACCCATGAATCTGGCGAACGACTATCGCAGACGTGATGATCTCTCGCTACAAGAACAAGTCTTCGGAGGACAGCCCAATGCAAAGAAGTAATTCCATGATGCCAATGCGTATGGCAGGCATGGCTTTAGGTATGGGGCCTGCAGATATGGTCAAGGCGGTAAGTAATCCGTCTCAAATTACAGCGCGTCTCCGTTATCAAGAGACTTTTCCCAAAAGCTGAAGTATTCTGACCCGAGCTAAGCATTACTAATGCACTCGGTCAAGCTCGACTGGATTACACCCAAAGCCGAGCAGGTCATAGCTAAACACGCACGGGTTTCTACCTCTGATCCTGACAGAGAAGAGTACGCTCGTTTGATTACTTACTGCATCAAACACGGTCACTGGTCCATTCTGGAGCAGGCTAACGCTAGTTTTGAAATAATTACTTCTAGGGCAATCTCAGCTCAGCTGATTCGTCATAAAACTCTGTGCTTTCAAGAACTTTCTCAGCGTTATACAAATCCTTTTACAACGATGCCTGATGGTATCCATGACAGGCCGCATGAATTTTTGCTGAGAAAACAAGCAGAAAAGAATCGCCAGTCGAGCACCGAGCCGATTGATCAATCAGATTTAGCTCGTTTTAGAGATCGAATTTATAAATTCGATGCTGAGGCTCATTCTCTGTATAACGACATGCTCGAGGCAGGTGTGGCACGGGAGTGCGCTAGAAATGTTTTGCCTTTATATACACCGACAAGAATTCACGCAAACGCAACTGTGCGCTCATGGGTGCATTACGTCGGCTTGAGAGCGAGACCTGAGACACAGCTTGAGCATCAACTGATCGCTCGACAGATTGCAATGCTTTTGGATTTAGAAATACCTACCATTGTCAAAGCTGTAGTAGATCACAAAGACGACGCTTCACTCGATGGTTGGCGTTGGCTTGGCTGCTTGGAGGAAAACTAATGAGCATCGTTACAATTGACGATAAGTTCGACGACCTTTTTCTTCACCAGTTTTACGACACTGTCAGTAATATTCCTGTCTGCCAAGACAACGTAGCTAATAGATATTCATTTCCTTACGGCAAAAAAGGAACGCACACACTACAAGGGCAGTGTATTTTTGCGAGGAATGGTATTAATAATGTCGCCGTTCTGTGGAACCCACCAGAGGTAGTCCAAGATTTCTTTCGAATTTTGGAACACGTTGAAAGCATCATGTGTCAAAAATATTTTTTACACCGCATAGATTTAAATGTTCAACATAAAGGAGCCGATGGCTGCAGTCATACAGATGCTGAAAATACTGAAGATCTGACGATCATGATGATGACTAGCCCTATCTGGAAACCAGAGTGGGGAGGTCAGTTTGAAATTATGAATATGGAGGAGACTGAAGTTGCTCAGAGTTTTGACTATGTCCCTGGACGTGTAATAGTTTTTCCAGGAATTATTCCTCATCGAGGATTAGGACCTGTCAAGGATGGTGTTTATCGGTCGACCGTCGTTTGGCGTGTCACACCTTTAGATATTTATATGAAACGTGTAGCAAAAACAAATCGATTTAGTTAACCGTCTTCCTCTTCATCCGTGTGGTTAATTACTTCCCAGTAACCAATCGTTGTTTCTTTTTCAATGAAGCCAAGTAAATTGGCAAGGGCCTGATCAAGTAGCTCTTGATCTTCTTCTGACAACTTCTCTCCGGTTTCGTCGATCTCTTGATCGCGTTCATCTTCGTGTTCTTTAGACATCATCAAATTGCCTCAAGTAAGCTTGGCGGGCTTCTTCATCGATTTTTTTACGTAGGTAATCTATGTTGTCGTCGACTAGATGTTCGCTAGAGACATACGTAGCGAACATAAAACCGTCTCGTTTAACCTCCACTCTTATAAGCTCAGGACCTTGCGTGTCGATAGAGATCTCTTCTTCACTCACGATTGATGATTCCAAGGGTTTGCGGGGACTGGAGCTTCTGTCGTTTGTCGAGGCGCTGTTACCTGTGCTAACTGAGCTGCACGAATCATTTGTCGATGCTGCTCGAGTTCTTGAGAGAGAGCTGCATTCTGTTGCTGAGCCCAGTTTTGGGCGTTGACTGACAGCTCCTCTAAGACATTTGTATTGTGAGGAAAATTGAAAGTTGCGCCAACCCCTTTGTTGTTATTTATTTTAGTTGCGCCTGTAGTTTCGGCGAGAGCACTCAGAAAGCCGTGGGCTTGATCGATACTGACATTTGCAATAAAAGAAAGTTCAACAGGATCAACTAAACCTCGATTACGTTCGTACATGGCACTGAACGCACCACTGACCCTGTGAGCGACTTCTAAACCCTCGCGAGATCGACGATTTTTTTCATCGCTAGCTGAGACGCCAGCCATTGCACCTCCTACAAAAGCAAGAGGTGCGCCGAGAAAAATAGGAGCTTTGACAGCAGTAACGACTGCTGAAGCCCCTCCGATCAGGATGATCAACGCAAATGCTTTAGGTGTTCGCATCGTGTTTGTTAAAACTGTTTTCCCATTTAGCAAACTCAGGCTCTTGTGCAAACTCCACCGGGTTGGGAAGTCTGGTGTCACCGTGAGATGCGCGATCTGATGTTAGATCAAATGGCTTAAGCCGCAAACCTTTGATAGCAGCCAAACCATTTTTAGTAGTTGTGGTGCAGTGTGGAAGCTTGAGGATATTGCAGAGAGTTTCCATTGTGCGTTCAACAAATCTTGGTTTTGCAGCAGCTTTGTACCCGCACGCCTTACAAAAATTGGCGTAGCTTGCGTAGAGCTCAGTGAATGCATTCTTCACATACATACCCTTTTCAGACTCATCAGTGCTGGGTCTGGCTGCTCCCCTTCCGACAACAGTCGCAGTGTTAGGCGCGTACAAGCAGCACTCAGCCATCCAGGCGACGTACTGATTGTTGAAGACAAGTGCGTCGATATTAGTCCTTGCCAGTGAAGGAGCGTGTTTTACTGGGTTTGCGAGCACATCTCTCATGTCCTCAAACGGCATTGACAATGCCCAAGAAACAATTCCAGGAAGCTCCTTAACAAAGTCTCCTTCGAGCCTGTCGCCGTAAACAGAGAGCAGTTCACGTCTTTGACTCGGAGGGACTACCTGGTCCATAACGATGGTCAGTCTTCGTCTTTCAAGTCCACTCGTTGAGTCGTTAGAGCTGATGTGCTCATTACTCGCAATACACACCAGACACTCTGGTTTGAAGCTGATAATTTCTTTTCCGTACTTGCGCTCAGCACGCAAGGTGTCTGAAGCAGAGGTGAGCTTTTTGAGCACGTCCATCCGCTTGTTGTAATTAGATTCATCCGTCAACAGCAGAAGGCGTTTACCGATGAGGTTGTAACTCTCAAATTTGTTTGTCTCAATCAACTCGAGGCTTGACGTGTGGGTGCTGTTGAAACCCGCAAGGGCAATCATCAGCTGTTGCATGGTCGATTTACCCGTACCACCAGGACCCACAAGGTGTAGAAACCGTTCGCCTGAGGTGTAGCCGGTAAGCAATGCTCTCGCAAAAGCTTGAATCAAACGTCCTTGTCCTTTACGCAGTGAAGAATCCAACCACGCAAGAAATTTTGGGCACTTACCTTGCTGGTCCCACTCATAAAGAAGTCTGCTTCGGAAGAAAAGATCTTTGTTTTTGCCTGGCTCGAACTCAAAAGTTTCACTGTCAAGAGCACCATTTGAGAATGGGATGTAACCTCTACCTTTGTTAAAGATGCTTGTTCGTCCTCCGTTTAGCGAACGAAGCATTTTTGCCTGAAGCATCGCGTAGACGCTGTTGACAGTCGATGATTGATACTTAGGAAGGACGCCAGCAGATACAAAAGTATCTAGAGCATTAACAATTCTTTTCTTGACGTGCATTTCATCTTGCACGTACCAAATACCTGTATCGTTGTCGTAGGTATAAAAATTGTCGTGAGTGCTGTCGTATAAATAATTATCGCCCTGATTAGTGGCAATAATTTCAGCGACATCATTCTCTGCAAAAGCCCTGTTCTGCTGTTGAGCGTTCTGGAGGTTTACTAACTGTGCTGGTGTTTGTGGTGTCGACACTTGGTCTTGCCTCTCTGGTGTTTTTGTTGGTGTTGTTGTTTTCGTTGTGGCTGGCGATTCGTCTAGAGAGAAATCATCGAAGGTAAGAATTGAATTGACAGACTTAGCTCTTGTCTGCTTAATCCCTTCTTTGATTTCATCGGACGCAATCTGATTGAAAGCTTCTAAGTCAACAGACTTGAGTCTTTTCCAAGCAGCGATATCATCGTGCTCCGATGCCATAACGATAGCCGGTCTGATGGACTCGACGTCTCGAATGCTTTCGACTATTCGGGTGAACTTGCCATCGATCTCCGCAGGGTACGCATATACAGCATAGAACGCACGGTGTGCTACTGTCAAGGGCGAGACTCTTGATGAGATCCCGTTATCTCTTAGCCAATTAGTCCAGCCCAAAATCTCTTTGACTGCTCTTGTGACAGCAAGAGACCGATCGTCTACTGGTTTCCCTTCAAGAATGTCTTTGACAGAGCGAGATACAAGCTTTTCTAAACTCACTCCGTCTTCTTCAATGACTACATCTTCAAGAGCGTCGGTAACGTCGAACTTTGAGCCCAGACTTTCTTTAGGTAATGAATGAAAAACTTTTAGAGCTTCGTCAATTTTTGAGGAAGGGATAAATTTATCGCTTGTATAGAGAATGCCGTCCTTTGATTTTGAACCGTAGAAAAGATTCGGGACCTGTGTGGCTCGTATATCTGAACCAGGGATGTCTTTTGAAATAGCCCTAGTAAACCACTGATAAAAATCTCCATCGAAGATCGGTTTTTCTAAACCAAATACGAGTCTGAATCGAGGCCAACCAGGTTTAGTGGAGGGCGAATCGTAAGCCAGAGATAAATACTTTTTGCAAATATCTAATTGTTGCGCCTGCTCCCAAGTCAACTCTTGCTTTTGGATTTTATTACCGTCTTGATCTTTGCCGTCTGCTTGATTATCAATATCGATAATTATCAACCCAGCGTGGATTAAACCTGTCTCTCCTTTAACTCTTTTGCCGTTGACCAGGTGCCATGCACATAAACCTTTCGACTGAGCTACCTCTTCCGCGATTTGATCTGCAGATAAATTTTGTGATTCCCAGCCGCTGTTGAAGGAACTGTAGTCACCACCTGCCTCGATCTTGCCCGATACTGCATCAAGCGCCTGAACTACTTTCGTGTTTACCGAGCAAATAAAATGCATAAGACGCTTTGATGTCTCGCTATTCTGCCTCAACTTTGCTAAACCGACAGTGCTCGAAGCAAAGTTTTAAGACTGCTGTGCTTTTGGACGCACCTCGGTAAAGAATTTATCCACCAAGGCAAGCCAAGCCATCTCATCTTTCTCTACTTCGGTTTCACCAAAGGTAAAAACCTGTGTTTGATACTCTTCGATAGCGGTCGAAACGATTATTTGTGTCTTATTGATTTTAATTCCTAAGCACTTTTCCGCCGCTAATTTATACGCAGCCAATTGAAGCCGTGTCTTTTTAACTTTGAATACACCGGATATCAAGGCTTTCCGCGTCTTCTCATCAAGGTTTTGCTTTTTGTTCGGGAAGCGAGCACTGTACGGACCAGCACTGGTTTTGAAGTCAGCTAAAACAATTTCAGCATTGTTATCCATATAAATAAGGTCACAGCACCCGGCATAACCATGCCCAGTATTTTCGTCGTAGTAAAAAATCCTACCGACTCCATCCTCACCTACATATTTTGACCACGCAGGTTGATTGAAAGGACGCTCGGACCAGAGAACACGACCACCCTCGAGTATCTCATCGCACCTCTCAGGCACCCCTGTCCAATAGTCTGCGTACTGTTTTGGAGGTACTACCTTCAGCCCTCGTAAATAATTTTCAGTAGCCTCGTGGATCCAAGTACCCCTAGCGGCTGCTGCATCAGCAACTCCTGGATTCATAATGTTCCAGTGAGCCAGCTTCTGCTGCGTTTTAGCAGACGCTGTGCTGCTTAAAATTGATGTGACCGACGGTAAGTAATCTGGAACTCCTGGGCATTTATAATGCCTTAGACCGTTTATAGTTTTACGTGTGTCCACAATTTATTTTTACTAAGTTTAAAACGTTCCTAAGTCGCTGTCAGGTGGGTCTGACGGACTTGGATCGTCTAGAAAAAACTCACTCTTCTGGTAATCATATTCTTTGTTTCTTTGATCTAGTTCGCCCAGAAGACAGCGACCAGCTGAAAAAGAATCCGCTACTAAGTCTGCGATATCTTGAGGAGTTCTACCATTGCCAGCATGATCCACACACTCTTGGAGTAACTGATTACTCACCAAGAGAGCTGTAATGGTATCAAGTTTTTTATTTGTCTCCTGTTGCGCTTCTACCCATTGGGTTAGAAGTAAACTTAGGCGACCTTTCATTTTCTTAAAAAAGACTTTGGTCGCTGCCAGCTTACATCGAAATCAATTTTTGTCTCTCCCTGTGATGATTTAGTTTTGTCGTATACGAACCACGCTGAAGTCACAGAGTCATTTGTTTTTCTATTATCCGCACGAAATATCGGACGAGGGTTCAAAACAATCAGGTTAGATAAAGGTTTTGAGTGTAGAAAGGTTGCACGATTCTTTGTTGGCTCAAGAAAAGTCAGTCGATCCAGGATTATCAGCCCTTTCTGGGCAAGCTCATACCCAGGCTCGAGGATCCAATCAATGTCCTTCCGCATACCGTGGGTGATTGCCAAGGTCCAGTCAAATTCAGGCAGAGCTTTCCACCAAGAAGGATCGAGATAGTCTGTATCGTTTGATGGAATAAAACATTCAGTGATGCCAAAGGTATGTAGCTGACGTTGCAGACCTCCAAAAAGATCTGTAGGGAGTACTACCCTCCCTCCGCAGATCTTTCTTTCTGCAATAGGATTAAAAATATTGTCAGGGACTTTGTAGAAGCTCATGGGTGACTCCGATGATCTTAAAAAACGATTGAGAGACTACATGACCATGGAGCAAGAGTTTTACCACTCTCAGTTCATGAACCGTGCAAGCAAAATCGAAAAAGTTGATGATTTAGTTGAGATACTAGATCTTCTTCATGCAAACTACCTTGTGCAGAAAAGATTGTTCTCTGGCTTGGCGCTCGAGGCTGCTAGATCTGGCATCGAACTCCCGAGCATTGCTAAACTTCTCCAATAAAAAAGGGCCGCCGAGGCGACCCTAAGGGGGTGTGAGGTAACCAATTTAAACCGCTAAACCAGCGGCCTTCAAGGCTTCCTTCTGTTCCTTTGTTAATTCTTTACCTTCTGCTTTAGCTTCAGGAGGAGCTGACTTGGGTTCGCCAGCGCCTGGAGGTAGGGCTGCCAATCCCTCTGCTTTAGACGCTTCTAGCTGTGGGTGAGCTTCGTTAAAAGCAGCTTTGATCTGCTCGTGATCAGCTCCCAGAGGTAGCTCGACCAGATTTGCACCGGAGATATGAGCTCGAAGTGCAGACGATACCAGCTCTCCTCCATCAGTGGTAAGCCACTTGTCAATATCTTCGACAAGAGATTTCTCCTCATCGGAATTGACAGGTCGATCAGAAAATTCTAATACGTTGTAGTTGATTTTCTGACCGTCAGCTCCAGTGACTGGATCACGTTCAGTGAAACTTCTTTGAGAAAATTTCGTCTGAGTGATTACTTCCGCAACATTGATGCGATTGTTGTAAAGCTGTTGGAAGTACGAGATGAAATTTTTCTGACTGCTTTTGCCAGAGACAATAGCGGTAGTGACACAACGAGCAGGAAGTAACCGATGCGTAGGATCCACACCAATGAACGCAATCCTGATGAACTCCTGATGGTCTCGCATACCGAGGTTCCCATAGAAGGGTGTAAACCCGAGGAGTACAAATGAGATGGGTATCCCGTTGTCGTTTCCGTCAGTAATGGCGGAATCTGGATCGTTGTCCGACTTCCAGCGACGTTGTTGAAGATCGATCCTGAGAGTGTTGGGCGGGACTTGACAGAGAATTTCATCAGCCGCAAATTTTCCAGCGATGTAGACCATGATTAGAGAGAGAAGTTGACAGTACCAATAGCCGCTGCATTGACTTGCCCTTTATCGGGGTCAGATGCTTTCTTGGGCGCGGACTTCGTGCCCTTTGGAAGATAAAGAATCTGATCCACTTGGTAGTTCAGATACTGTTTATCGTCCTTTTCACTTGTGCTGACGCGACCGACAGCGATTGTGGGCGTGCCATTGGGCAGCTCAGACAACTGTTGAGAGTGTTCGTTCCAAGCGGTGAGCTTGAACCAGTTGGTCTCTTTGTCGTCAGGTGCTTGCCAAGCAATCGAGCGGTTTGTGACAGTTGAGTCACCAACTTCATTCTGCTCAGACTTAGGTCCAAGACCCCCGCAAGCCATGAAAGTATTGATTGCAAGAATGTCTGAGAAGTTCTCAGGTGAGACAACCAGCATGGGCTGCATTTGGAGAACTCCGTCAGGCGTGGCCTTAGTGGGACCAATCGCTAGAACTTCCTGCTTTTCTTTGAGATCCTTTAGAAGTTTGCCTACGTAATGATCAGCCTTTTGAACGAGCTGAATTTTTGTAGAGACACGTTTGTTTGAAGAAGGAAGTGACTCAGCAATGACGTTGACTTTGTCGTCCTCGACAATTGCCTCATCTGTAATCCTGATCCCCATCAGAAAGACGTTCATTTTTTAGAATCCGGTAAATCGTTGATCGGTGTACGTTAAGAGCCTTGGCGATCTGCTGAACGCTTACGCCTTGGCTACGGAATGCTAAGAGCATCTGCTTGTCTCCGCCACCAAGTTTCGAGTTTTTTGATGTCAGATATTGGTTATGGTATGGATTCACACACATGGTATTACCACATGTCGTTTTAACAACATCGTCTCTACTTATGTCAAGATAACCTAGTACAAGTGGTCTAACGTAATATCGCTCACCTAGAGCATATACTGACGGGCATCCGTTTGTCACTGACCCGTTCCATATGTCACACTCTTTATGGTTAAACCTGTTATAGGTTAGCTTTTCGTACAGCCTGGATAATTTTGTGGCTTTCGTTTTTCCGTAGCTCAATCTGAACCGATCAGCCTCAAGACTACGTGCAATATCTAACGCTTGACCCTGAGCGTGGGCAGCGTCAAGCGCACTCAAAGATAGCTCTAGCTTTTTATCTCCCTTCCAAATAATTAATTTATAGTGTTCAGCCTCTGACTCGCGCCGCGATTTGGTCATAAAGACCACCGCCTCCGGGGACGTTACCTGCGCGGAGTGTACCCAGATTTTGATTCAAGAAATCCAGAACTTCTCGATCTGTCTTACCTGCAGCTTTAGCGGCGTCGTAATCGAGACCGCCAAAGAAGTTTTCAGACCCTTCAATGTCTGGATTCATTGCGCTGGTTCCCAGTTGATACCCTGAAGAACCACCCGAGGATCCACCAGAATTTCCTGATGATCCGCTAGAGCTTTCAGCAGGTTTTAGAAGTTGACCGATCTCGCTTGTCCCACCAGGTACGTTCGGTCCTCGAACAAGATCAAGATTTTGATTTAGGAAATCTTTGATGTCAGCGTCGCTAAAGCCGGACTGTTTAGCAGCTCTGTAGTCTTCGCCGCCAAAGAATGTTGCGTCTTGGCCGAACCTGGTTGAGATCTGTGGGGCTTGATATTCGAAAGCATCTTTGAATGCCTGCGTGGCAGGGAACTCTCCGCCTTGTGCTGACGCATCAAAGTCCATCATCTTTTGGGCGTACTCTCTCGAAGTAGCTTTCGATGTGTCGACTTGTCCTGCTGCAAGTTCATCGTAGAAGCCGCCCGCTTGACCAGCCCTGTTGGAAAGGGCGAGCATCATTGGGTTTTCATCTAGATAACTTTTGATTTCATCGTCGGAATATCCAATCTCTTTTGCCTTGATGTAATCTTGAGCGCCAAACAGCGCAGTCTGACCGTATTGAGCAGCCAGGTCGCGAAGACCTTGACGACTAGGCTGGGTCGGCTGTGTCGTAGTTGGAGTCTGAGGCGCGGGATCAGGCTGTGATGTCTGAGGTGTTTCAGTCGTGGGCGAATCCAAGGCAGGAGCCTCCACTTCACTAGGAGCGGCAACCTGTTGATCACGTGGCAACAACTGCAGGATTGTTGTTACAGGATTTTGTTGTTGTGGGCGGTAAGTTAAGCCACTACCACGTCCTTTTGTCGTAGTTTTAAAAGTTAAACCTGGAGCAAAGTCTCCCCGTTTGCTTTCATCATCACTGAACAGATCCAACAGATTTAGGCCAAAGAGGCCGCCCGCTTTACGCAGACCTTGCTTCATCGGCTGGTTATAACGAAGCGCAGTCATCCTTAACAAACAGTTTTCTAATCTCTAATATAGTCGACTTAATCAAGTCGAAGCCAAAAACGTGTGGTATCAAACCCTGGACCCACAGAACCTTTCAAAACTTTTGAAACACGCAACGCTGCTTCGTAATCTTTGAAGCGTTTTGCTTTTTGTTTATCTTTGGTGTATGAACAAAGTATTTTTTTCTCTTTGTTCAAACAGTCAAGGACATACTCATCCCCACGAGAGATCACCCACACCTCTTGAAAACTGAGGAGAGGCATGGCTTCTCTCTCGTCATTGCTATAAAGCTTTCCTGCTAACTTTACCCTTGATTTAGTTTTTGTCTTTTTTGGGGCAACATATTTAACCTTTTTACCTTCTTTATCTTTGCTCGGAACGCCAAAACTCTTTTTCAATTTCCTTGCAGCGTTGGCTGCCACCAAAGGCTTTTCAAACACTTCGGATGTTAAAAGAGTGTACTCAGGTGTCCTAACGCACCCTACATATCCACTGTCTGACTTTGCAGTGAAGACGTCCTTGCCCTTGGCCTCTGGAATCCAGACGGTAAAATCTACTTCTCGGCCCACGAATCTCCTACGTTTGCGTCGCACTTTACTGGAACTTTAGACAAAACGCTCTCTGCTGCTTCTTTCATCTGAGTTTCGAGGACAGTTTTGTAGTGGTCCGCCTTACCTTCGATGACCTCGAAGACCAATTCATCATGCACCGTGGCTATGGGTCGAAACTCATCGCTTACAAATTTTCCTAGGCGGGCGATTGCAAGCTTCAGTATGTCTGCCCCTGCACCTTGTATCAAAGTGTTGGCGCAAGTGGTCATGGCTGCATCGTCGTAACTCAACAGTCTTCTTCTCCCAATAGGAGTACGAACGTAGGTCCAACCGTCCTGAACCATAGCGTTTCGTTCTCGATGCCATTCTCTCAATCTGGGGTAAGCACGATGAAACCCTGCGTGAGCCACCTTGGCTTCTGACAGGGAAATGATATTACCTGAACTTGCAGCGTAGGTTTTGTATTTTTTAAAACCCATTCCATAAAGCAATGCGAAATTCAAAGTTTTACCCATTTGTCTTTGAGACTTTTGGACTGCCTCGATCGGTAGGCTGTAAATGAGACTTGCAGTAAGAGAGTGAAGATCGGCACCCTCTTGGAAGGCTTGGATCATTTGAGGAATGCGAATCAGTTCCGCTGCTAGGCGTAGCTCAATCTGTGAGTAGTCAGCGATAACAAATTTGTAACCAGGAGAAGGTATGAAGCACTCTCTAAACTCTTTATCACGGGGTACTTGCTGAATATTTATTCCCCATTGCTCCTTCTTCTTTTTGCCGGTAATGCGCTTAGCTCCTGAACTTGTGAAGCGACCGCTGTTTGCACCGTAGGAGTTGTAACCACTGTGCATATGACCTGACACAGGGTTGATGTTGTCGATTATTTTTTCGACATGCGCCAACGCTGTCTCAAGTTTTGTTCTTTTTCTCAGAAGATTGAGTGTGGGATCATCACTGTCAAATTCGCTTAAGGCAACCTGAGACAGCGTTTGTTTTCCTGTTCGTGCATCAAGTGGTAAATCAGTTCCGATCGTGTTGAAGCACTTGATGCATTGTTGATTGGATCCAGGATTGAACTCCTTCTTTGGGTTTTTTCCAATGGCGATTGATCCATCGGGGAGCTTCGGGAGTTTATGGTCATCGGGAAGACGACTATCTAAGGACTCACAAAATACTCTAGTAGCTACGTCAAGCTCTGACTTTTTCTGAGCTTGTAGAAGTCTCACTTTACTTACATCTACATTGAAACCATAGTGACACATCAATGCAACTGGACGAATGACTTGACTTTCCAGACCGTAGACATCAAGCAGGTTTTCGCTGGCTAGCTCTTGAAGCTGAAGAGAAGCGATTTTAGGGAGAATGTCAACGTCCTTTGCTGCATACTCAATTTGCTCCATGGTCAGATCGAGCTGGCTCCAGTCAGATACCTGCTGCTCTTTAGAGATCTCTATCTCCAATCTTCTTTCTACAACTGCCTTAAGCGAGCAACTGACATCACCAAAAAATACTTTCTCTGTTTTTGGGCTTACCTTCTTTTCTTTGAAACCAGCTCTGAGACAACGTTCAGCGATGAAAGTGTCAAATATTTTTTTCTTGAAATCGATTCCTAATTTTAGGAAAAACTGAAAGTCAAAGTTTGCGTTGTGGAAAAGAAGCATGGACCGGGACTCTATGAGAGCCTTCAGACCATCGATATTTTTGCATTTGAATAAATCAATAACGTAAACAATCCGATCCTCTTCATCCTCTTTTGTTGAGCAGAGCTGAAGCAGTCGTGGTTCATGCACTCGTGCATCGAGCCCGGTGGTCTCAAAGTCACAGCAGAGCTTGTTGATGGTCCAAAGTTCTGCGAGAGCACTCTCGAACTCAAAACGAGTGGTTACGTAGCGGATTTGCATGGCATTAAAAAAGGGCTGCTTCATTTGCAGCCCCTTGACTCTAGCTGTTGTTACCTAGTTCACTCGGCTGTTCCAGTAGTTAGTAATGAACTCATCTGTGTCAGCCCATGTATCCGCTAACACTCTGCCTGACTCGGTGAGTTTCATTTGATAAACCCTACGGCGCAGATGCTTTTGAACTCCAGAAAGTTTTTTGTCCTCTGAACCATAAGAAATTTGCTCTTCGAGTTCGAGGAAACCACCCTGCACAAGGAAGCTGCAACCATCTCTCAGCGTCTGGTAGACATTAGATGTGTGATACGTTTTCACACCTCGTCTGGGCTTGGCGATGATGGGGTGGTATTTCCCTTTGACCTTGGCGAAACCAGTGAACAGAGTCGACTCTGGGTTGATTTTACGACGAGCAAAGGCGTTCACTGTTGAAACAGCAACGTTCCTCATAGTGGCTTCTGGTACTGTCGCTAAATGATTCAGAATCATTGCAGCGCCTGCAGTCTTAGCTCCCTTTGTCGTCAACAGGGCATCCAAAGCTGAATCAAGAGTAAGTTTGTCTACCTCTAAAGTCGCCATGCTTGCCCGTGGGGACTTCACGCGACCTTTTCGGTTGATTTTGATTTCAGGGTGTGAAATAGCCAGCTTTGCAGCCAGAGCAGCGAGATCAGGATTTTTTTTCTCAATGCTCAGCTTGAAAAGTTTTTTGGTATCAAGAAGGCTTGTATCCAAATGGTCAACTAAATCAACTGACAATGTTGGAGTTTGACTGTCAATCGTCAAAAGTGTTTTGGCTTCTGATTCTTTGAGGTCAATACCGGCGATTTGGAACTTGACTTGCATAGTGATGTCAATCAACACCGGTAGCGTAATGTCAATATATTTTTAGTCAACTCTTCTTTGTTTTCGTAATGTCTTGTTCAACATCGCGCACTATGTGCCACAGTTCGTATGCAGTGCAATTAATTACGCTGTGAAGCTCTTTGAGAGTGTTAAAAGAATAATTTTTACTTATGTATGGGCCGACACAGACAGTTTTTTCTGATCGAGGTCGACCGTCATGACCTATCATCATCACATTGAAGACTTCTGGACCAGATAAATATGTGATCAATTTATTATCAAACGCCGCTACTCTTTTTACTTCCTGATATTGAGTGAGACACGAAGCAATCCAATGAAGTAGCTCTTCCTTACAGAGATCTCGAGCATACTTAGCTGCGAGATCCTCAAGCGATTTTATAGTGTCTTTTAAAAAATACACACGGCTAATGCAAACGTATGTCTTTTAAATTTACACCTGACTTACTGAATTGCTTTTTGAAATAGCTCAACTGACTCCACATCTTCACAGATATCTACTGTTTGAACGGTGTCACAGAACATCTCCAAAGAAGAACTTTTCTTACCGATGCAAAAAGAATGCACATCAATATCATGATTGTTTTTGAATACATTGAATTTACGTACAGTGTTGTCAGTGACCTGGCACTGCCCGTCTGTAATAATAAGCACGTCAGCTTTGCAGTCAATCTCTGCTACTCCACAAGCATGCCTCATAACCTGATCGAATGATGTACCACCACGTGTGTACCAAGCAAGAATAAAGTTCAAAAGATCTCTAGCATCTCCCTGCTGTGGGTCGATAGTGATGCTCTGATCGATACCAGTGTCGAAGAGGTGAACTTGGACCTGACGCTTTGTTCTGTAGCACTCCTCGGCGATGACGTAAGCCATTGCTTTTGACCACAGCTCGTTGTCTCCGCACATAGACCCCGAAATATCGATGTACATGACGACTGGTCCCTGGACCAACTCCTTTGTACGAGCCTCGAAGTCTTTCGTAAGTATTGTTTTTTGAGAATGCTTCAAAGCAAACAAAGCTCTACCTTTTTGAGACGCTGCGAGCGCCAGCTCAGCAGGGAAAGCTTTGGTTACGTCGTCCGACATGTTTGCGCCCACGATGTCGCTGTAAGACGAAGAATGCTTTTTTGCTCTTTTTCGCTGGTTCCAAGCCTGTTTCATAGCACCTAAACGACGAGCAAAATCCATCAATTTTTTATTCTTTTTCAAACGTGAAGCTAATTCTTGTTTCTCGTTCACATTGCCGAGCTTGACTCCGAACCCTTGATTATCACCTGCCAGGTTATTTAGAGCTGATGAAGTAAACTCACTGTCCTTCTGTGCTTGTTCGATGCTTTTGTCAATCTCTGATTTATTTACGGAATGAATGTCACTCAAAATATCCTCGATGTTTTCGCCAAGTTCTTTGCCCCTCTGTCGCAGCTCCGCTGCCTGTGCGGTGTCACCAGCCTTCATCGCCTCGACAAAAGATTCTCTCAACCCTTGCAGCTCTTCTGCCATGGAAGTCAGTGCTGCGTGGACCTGAGTATTCGTCTCGAGCATTTCGTGAAGAACGTCAGACAATTCGTTCAAAACACAAACCGCTGCGTTGCCTGATTCGAAATGTTTTCCCAAACAGTTTTGCTGAAAAGCTGGGTATGCAGGACTGTTGGCTACGTCAATGAGTACTTTCGACCAAAGGGTGTATTCAGGTTTGAATCCTTTTGGGGTTTCAGGATTAAGACCATCTTGCTTTGCACGAAAATAATTTTCTATGTCATCAAGAGAAACCACGTGCTCAGCCTCGCCGCCGCAGTAAAAGAATTCAAACAACTCCTTACCAAACCTGCTGAGCTGTCTGATTTCGAATTGATCAGCAAAATATTTAACTTGTGGTTTTGCGTCTCTTACAAACTCAGGCCAAAGAAAATCTGTAAGTGCGGAGACTTTCAAGACAAGTGGGTCTGATGTAGCTAAGCGAAGAAAATCTACAGTGCGATTCATTTTTGATACCTAGAAATAGATTCTGCGATTGCGTCAAGGTTGTGATTAATTTGCTGACAAACTTTCGTAGCCTTCATTCGTGCAGATGCAGTGAATCGAACGCTGTCATTGTCTAAAGTTTGTTCTGTTTTTTCGGCAACCTTTTTCATGTCAGAGTGAAGCTTCTTGAGCTTGTTGACGTGGAAGTTGACCTCAGCTAACTGATTGATTTGCTTGGATCTCAGCGCATTGAACTCGTTCATGATGTGCGTAGACGCACGTTGTGCCGATTTGACAAACTTATCGGCAGTAGGTACGCACTGGTCTACAACTTCTTTGATTACAGATACATCCTCTGGAGTTTGATAAACAATGTGATGGAGAGTCTCGTGGAGAAAGTCAGCGTGAAGATTGTCTTCACCCTGCACCACTGCCCACCCTCTCAAGAATTTCAAAATCTGCACACGACGTCTGTCTGAAACCTGGATGCCACGACTCTCCAGCATCTCCATGCATTCAGTGAATGCATTGATAAATTCCTCATGGACTTTTACAGCATTGGCAGCTTCGCGAAGCTTCACCAAACTTGCATAAGGAATACCAGTGTGCGGTTCAAGAGTCGGGCGCGACTCACCCAAAGCCCATTCATAAAGCAGACGTCTGCTGGTGGGCTTCTTGAGACCCTCTACAGTCGGCCTGAACAGAAAGCGATCACAGAATGCTTGTAGAGATTCTTCTGTAGGAAAGGAGTTTGTTGCCGCGACAACTGAAACTATGTCTGTTTCGATTAGTTCCTTGCCGTTGTTGAATGTTCTTTCGTTAAGTAACTGAAGAAGTGAATTCAAAACTGCAGAGCTACCTCTGAACAGCTCATCGAGAAAAGCAATGTTGCAGTCAGGAAGATAACCAGTGATGTCCCTGGTGTATTCATCCTCCAAAAGCTTGGAAACTGCTACAGGACCGTAGAGCTCAGATGGATCTGTGGTCGGTGAAAGTAGATAGCTAAAGAACTTGCTGTTGAAAAAACCTTTTGAGATTGCACGCACAAGTTCTGACTTACCAGTTCCAGGAGCCCCAAACAAAAAGCAATTTTGTCCGGTGATGATCGAGGCAAGCACTCCATCGATGACATCTGTTCTCTCAAGAAAAGCTTTGTTGAGCTGTGTGCGAAAGATCTGAAATTGTTGAAAAAGATTGTCGTCCATGATCAGAAAAATCTACGTTTTTTGGGATGAATGTCTAGTGATTTGCTGTGAAGTAAATTTTCAAAAGTCGCAGTCCTGCGTCGACTTGATGTCGGCTTCCTCAAGCTCCGAAGCAATTGCTTCCAGGTGGGAGTTAGCAACCAAACGTTCCTGGCATTTGCTGAAAATTTGAGAAAGGTGTTTCGCACGGTGCTTATAAACGCTTGTCTGCGTTTCAAGCTCTGTCTGGTACGTCTTGAGATCATCGAGTGTTTCGCAATTGGTAAGGTTTGAAATCAAATCCTGGTAGGTGTTGGAAAGAGTAAGAGACATTTGCAAAGACTCCAATCCTTTTGATGAGTCTTTACCTTTGATGATCGCTCGAGCCTCCTCTTGAATCTCTTCACGCACTGAGGCGTACCTTTTGAATGCAGCCATTCGAGCCACACCCTTAGGTGCATCGCGCATCGTCTCTCCAACCTGTATCAACTCCTGAACTAGAGCTGACATTGTCTGAAGCGTTGGATTGTGTTTCGCAGAAAGTTGCAGATCAGATTGAATTATGCGCCAAGCACCACGCTTCTTGTTGTTTGTTGAAAGAACTCTTTCTCCAACCTTGTGGGCAGGCCGAGCATCAAGATCATCAAGAAGCTCAGCGATCTTACCCATGCTGGCGTCGAGCGCACCAGCTTGAGCAGCCTTCAACACTTCTTCAGTGTTAATGGCTGCTTCATTTTGAATTCGATCTTCAAGACAGTCAGGTGTGTCAGAACGCTCGAGTTTTGCAGGGTACGGACCGACTACGCTCACACTGATTGGTGCAGCAAACTCTTTTGCCGTGGGAAAGATCTTCATGTAAGCCTCGCGCACCATCGATAGCTGTTGACGATCCTTAAACAAAGGCGAGAAGAAGTTGTCGATAGTGGCTTCCCACTTAGTTAACTCAGAAGACCAAAGGTCTTTGAGTTGCTCGTTGAACTCATGAGCTCGAGCTTTGATCTCATTGATGCGTGACATCGCTTCATCGAAGTCATCAGGGTGTAGGAAGTGAACATCACCCTGGTTGATTGTGCATCTGTCGTACAGATACCGCTGCATCAAACGAAGCTCATCCAGATACTTTTTCAGAGCACCTGATATTCTTGGCCGGATTGAAATGGCATCAGCTTTTCTGAGAGTTTCGATGACATCAGCCGGAAGCTTGTAATCTTCAAAGGCAATCTGTACGCTCTGACGCACAGAGGCAGACACTGAGCAATGGAGAATGAAGACGTCATTCATTGTGCAATCCTCTTAAAAGCTGTGCTGATCTTTTCGGTAACAAAATCGTGAGCTTTGATTTTCAGTGCCGCGATGTAAGCCTTGCGCTTGTTTCTCGCCAGCTGCAGCTCACGCTCGAGTTTCTCGATGCGAATGTTGATACGATCGAGCTCGTCGGTAGGGACTGGGACACGGCTGATTCGAACCATGACCATCGTTCCCATTTCAGGGAATCTAAAGAGCGACTCTGGTCCTTGATACGGCTCGAGGTCGATGCCGTCGCCGTCAGCAATCGTCAGCGCAGATGTAAGCGTTTGCCGAGCAGCTTCCCACGGAGTTCCGTAGGTCTCTTCTACTTCTGAGAGAGCGTCGTCGCACTCAAGCCACAGCGTGGCAGCCTTGCGGGCTTTGGTAACCAGTTGATCGGTTTTCATGTTGATAAGAAGTGATGGAGTGATGCGGTGAGCACACAGTGTACTGTACATCCTAGTTCAACTGGTGTCAACGCTGTAGCATGAGATACATTTCAGTGACATGGCGGGTGAGTACAAACAGAAAAATGTAATTTAATACTTTTCATACAAAAGCTAATCCCATACAGATTGTCGCTGACGCTGTAGATATAACTAAGGCAACGTACACATACAGAAAATATAAGCCCGTTGATGAGCTCAGAATTTAGGGATGATGTTCTTTGTTGGTAGGTCTAAATCACCTGAATTTCCTGGTACGGGTAATGCTCCCCCGACACCTGGGATCAGGTCAGTCACCATTTCAGTGACCTGCAGTTTTGCCTGGTCGATGATTGACGGCAGCCTCGTATAAAGAAGTGCTGCACCGGTCAGCATTCCTGCTGACATCAAGAAACTCAGAACTGCAAGAGTGTCAATCAATTTTCTCAAGAAACTCTTTCTCCTTGCTATAGGGCGGGTGAGAGTAGAACTCGACTAAATCATAGACGTAAGGAATTAACCAGGTTGGCGGCCAACAGTGCTTCCAGTTGTTTGGATGCATGCAGTTGACCACCACTACCTGGTAAAAGGACCAACCGTAGTTGGCCCAGGTCCTTACTTTTCAGATACCCCAGCGAGCACCAGCCTTGATGCCGACAGTCAGCTCGTCTCCAGTGATGAAGGAGGCTTCACCGTACAAAGGACCGGAACCGACGTTGACCTTTCCTGAGAACTCAACCTCAGTCTCGCCTGAGTCTGGAATCAACAGAACTGGACCTGCCTGAACGCTCACGCCATTGTCGAACTGATAGCCGATGTGACCATCGAGGGAAGCAGCGCCGAGACCGGTATCGGCTCCTGCCGAAGCATTGAACTCAGGATTAATGAACATTTCACCAGCGACACCTGCACCACTGAAGGTCAGGAGAGCAGCGAATGCGCCGACGGCAGACTTAAGCATTGGTAATAAGAAAAACCGTGCCTACGGTACTGAGTACCTGTACTGTTTGGATTGGCACAGTGCCACTTATTCAGCGGTCCTCTTCAGGTTCTTGAGCTCAGTGATCGCTTCCTGGGTGATCTTGATCTCGTTTAGATCTTGAACCGGGTCCAGTCGCTTGAGCTCCAGCACGAAGCTTTCGATCGTGTGATCCTGATGTCTTGAAGGTAGACGGATATACGTCTGGAGAAACGAATTACTTAACGGATGCTTCATGCAGCGTGGGTTTCGACTCTCGCAAATAAGAATGCCACAGGTCAATACCCTTGTCAGTCAAATGAAGAAAGGATGTACGTTCGTCTGAATAGTGATGAGCCCTTGAGACCAAACCCACCTTTGTGAGATTCTTCAAGACACGAGACATTGTTGTTTCTGGAACGTCTTGTAGTGCTGGAAACGAGCTGAGGTTACAACGCAGCACTGGGTCTGGATAAGACTCAGCAAGCACGGTAAAGACGGTCAATCCGAGAATGCTGGAGGCATTCATCTCGGTTTGCATGTGACGCAGGTAGCGAGAAAGACTCATGACGAAAAAGCCGAGAGGGGAGCACAATAATAAGCGTCACCAACCACTGTGGTTATGTGAATCAATGTTCTGTGATGAGTTTGCCTGCACTCATCTTTTGCTCGTTGATTGAGCTGTACTTGCATGCCTCTGGTGAGCAACATACCAACTCCTGCGCTAGCGCAAAGAATTAATAAAGTCGGAAGGAATTTGGTCATTGTGTAACGTGCTGAACTACGTGATTTGAATGAAAGAGTTACAGTAACAACAGATACAAATTTGAAAATGTCAACTGTTGTCGTCGACTTTCTGGACAGAAAGCGTGCCAAAGCCAAGCGTGAGGAGAAAATCCAAAACCGTGAAAGACTTCGCCTCGCTGAAGAAGGACGTAACATCCTTGTTTACCGAGGAGTTCCTTACGTTCGACGCAACGCAAGGTGAACCACTTCATTGAATGGTTCTGCTGAATTCACTGGCTTTCATCAAACCCTCCAGCAACTTCAAGCCTTGCAGTGTAGAAGGTTGAAGTTCATAAGCTCGATCCAACTTGAGTCGTAGATCGTTCTTCAGGAGGATTCTTTGTGTCGGACTAATCGAGTCCAACATAAAAAGGATTGCTTCGCTGTAGATCTCTGCGGTACTAGCCATGGATGTGAAGTACTTGTGATAATTGTTGTTGAGAGACTCGACGTGGAAACGTAAAAGCCTGTGCATGTGATGGGAGCTTACGCCATTGATGTTGCACTCCGGTAAGTTTGCTTGTTGATCGCCAATGCCACTCACCCTGCACTTGAATAATTTCAGTGCAGCCGTTGAATTCACGCATGACAGCATTAATTCTTGACTTGGTGGTAGCAGTCATGAACCCGTGGTGATTAACTTCGAGCTCATCATCTGTTAGTTGACAGATGCATTTTCCATGTAGATAGACGTTTATACGCTTATCTAAACCATCGAAATCAATGACTTCAACTCGAGTGTTTCCGAGTTTTGCGTCCTTCTGTTCTTTGATTGCGAGCAGCATTCGCTCTTCTAGCTTTCTCACGGGTGCTTAATGCCTTTGCAAAGTAAAAATGAGCATCAGGGTTTTCGGCTTGAAGCTCTTTGATTCGTTTCTGACCGACCTCCCACGAGGGACAAGTCTCCACAAGTCTGCCCTTATAGCCCGTGGAATAATCCCGCATGCGAATGTGACAGAGTGCTGGAAGTTTCATAAATCAAAGCATAAAAAAGCTGCCACTTCCGGCAGTATGTCGCAGGAAGTACAGCATGTCAACAGTGACGTTAGGATTCTTCTACAATCTCTGGCTCGTTGTCTGAGTTCAGACGCAATCCAGACACTGCATGGTAAGTCCCATCACTGCACAAGATTTTAACAGGCATTCTGCGTTGATCATCAGTCAGATTCTGGATGATTTGCAGGGCTAAATCTCTGTACGTGTACATGATTACGTATGTCAATACCTCATTTTAGGTACAAGGTTCACATTCATTCGGAATGCAGGCATAAATCGCTTTGTACTCAGTAGAAGCTTTGAATTTTACTAAAGCATCGATTGAATCTGCTGCAGTGACACTCTGCTTGTGCAGCTCATTTTCAGCATTGCGATATCTAATGATGTACGTCATGAACATGCTTTAGCCTTCGAAAAACCAAACTTCTCAGTGAGTTTATCTCTCTCGCGATCATTTCTTAGCTTTGTTGCCAGTTTTGCAACATGCTCCATGACTTTCAAGGTGTCGTCAACCGATGAACCCTCAGGCATACCATCGCGAACTATTCCAAGGCATTCAAAGAACATGTCTGCTGCTTCCGACATCTCCGCAGGTGTCAGTGGTTCAGTTTTATGCATCGATAGAAAAATAAGGATGATCAGTGTCGAGAACCTGGTTCTTTCCCGATGCAAATACAAACCGATCGATCGGTAAATATTCATCGGTCACAGAACAGTAGACCGTGGGCACACAATCAAGCTGCTCTTTGTCTAGAACTTCGAGAATCTTTAGAAGTTGGTGATAAGACTGGACATTGCCAGGTTCAGACATAATTCAGAATTGCTTTGGGATCAGCCTAATAGGACACAACATACGGGCACGGCAGCCCTGCAAAAGTTAATGATGATAGGGGAATTCCCCTTAGTTCTTTACATACTTACCCCCTGAACCATGAGCCTCAACAAAGATGTCAGTCTTAGCGCCGTCACACAGTGAGCAAGTCAAGCACTTGGCATGGCTGTTCTCAGCCGTGGCCGGGCATAGCTTGCCGCTGAATGCCTGCCCACCCTTAGCAACCACAGCAAATGTTTTCCAACCATGGGCACTAGCGTCAAGATAGTCTGCGAAAGAATCACATGAAGCTTGAAACACTCCCTTGCACCACTGCGCCCACGGTTGTCTCCACTGATGCGTGTAACCTGTATGACCTGCAGCGTGCTCATTGAGTATGCTTACAAGTGTCGAGTCGATCATTGCAGGATCGCCATAGGCACCCCAGCGAATCTTTCTGTTCTTTAAGACTGATAAGTCGAGATCAGATAGCTTGCCATAAATACCACGCTTATATGACTTCCAAACAGCAGCAGGAGCTTGACCCACATTCACATAGCAAGAGCGTGAACCGTCGGCCTGTTTACGGTGTGGGCAATCACCACAAACGGTGTCATCCACACCGAGGTTTACAGCATCGACCGGGTGAACATTCTCATGAAGTATCCACACCTGACACATATTCCCCGTCTTAGTGTTACCTGACTCCATAGTCATTACAACTACAAAGGAACAACCGTTGACAGGAGATGTGCCGTGTTGAAGTACATAACCTTTGAACTTAGACATAGTGATGAAATGATGTTTCTTGTGTGAAGTTGTCTTGATACTTGAAGTCATCGTCAGTGGCTTCGCTTACCCACTGAGTGAATTGTTCATCGTCATTGATACCTGGCGTCTGTTCAAATACATCTCGGTCATAGACAATCGTGCGTGTGACAATGATGCGTTTGATCTTCTTAGTCATTGAAATCCTCTAGTGATTGCCTGTGTTGAGTTGTAGAGATTGTCTATGTCTCCGAGATAGCCATCACAGGCGTGGTCCTCGTCATTGGGACAACTACCACCGCAATAGCGACATGGTTCTTGTTGTTGTTCAGTGTCAGACATTAAACTCTCTATGTCGTTGCAGAACTCAAGGAGTTTGCACTCAATGCCTTCAATCCGATCGACTATGTATCTCGGAGCATCTACATTTCGCAGTAGGTCAGAGATACGACCGAGCTGAATCATTGCCTCACAAGTTTCATTGAATCGATCAGCACTGTTCACTGTTCCGCTCTCCTTTCGTCGTAAAGTTTCCATGCTTGATCTGGCGTGGGGTCAGGAACTATGTGGATCAGTTGTTCATTGACCGATGCAATCCCTGACCATTTAGCAATAGCTTCGGACAGATCTTTTGCATAGATGTGAGTGAACTCACGCCTATGTTTAGGACCATCGAACCAGAGATAATACAGAGCGAGAAAGCGATTCATGATCTACCTAAGAATGCATTGATGAGTACAAGTAAAAGAAACAACAACCAAGCAAACAATCGGCGCATCAATCTTCCTCGGGTGAGTGATTCTCAAGAAACCAATCCTTCACGTTCTTATGAACATGACACTGGCACTCTGTGTATGTATCGAATGAAAGCTTGGTCTGAGGATTAGTGGGAGGCATATTGTCCCACATCATGTAGAACATACCACTGTATGGGCACTTGACAAGCACGCCCACACGTAAATCACCTTCACCGATTGGATCAGTTAGGTATACATACTTATATGCTTTGTGTTTGACGTAGCTCGCAGGTTCGACGAAGTCAACATCAATAGTGAGTGGAAGTGTCATGATCAGTCCTCCCATTCCGTGGGGTGATACTCAACGTGATAAGTCACAGCGATTGAATCCTCGCGTTGATTCTTCTCAGCCCGAGCCACATTGAATGTGTTACACATATCTAATGCGAGATGAAAATCATCGGCTGAGTTATACCAACCTCGGGAAGGTTTACGCCCGAAGTCATGGTGAACAGTTTGAATGATGTTGTACATGATCACTGAAAGGTGAAAGAACCGCAGAAGGGAATGTGTGTAACTTGGTTATCTTTGCCTAGGAAAGTAGTAACAAACCACTCGCCACGTTTCTGATATACAGACTCACCCTCCACACAATGCTCGCGGATGATTGCATTTAGCCGTGACTTCGTAGTCTTTGTCCGACGACCAGCGTCTGTAACTGTGACGAAGTTATCACCAATGGTGGCGATGTGGTTGCCGTATAGATATACACGAGAGTGACCAGATTCTTGGTCGAAAGTAACCTCAGTGTTCGCAAGTTTCCAGTTCTTGGAATCACTGATGGCGTTGTTCATAAGGATTTCGATGTTACGCATGTTTGGAATGAACGTAGAACAAAGGATGAGAGACTGAGTCCCTCAGTAAGGCACTATGAATGTTAGTGACTTAGTGAGAGCTTCATGATCAAAAATGATCTATTGAATAAACAATGAAGACTGAACTATCCCTAGGGTATGTAAGATCTACACCCCCCAGGGAAGAAGTCCAGCTTACTTAGTGAAACTAAAAATGGTGCATGTAAAGCACACAGTAATACTATGTAAGGGGGGATCTCCCCGTATTTGTACCTAACCGTAAAGCGAACCGGTTCGTTCGATGATTACCCTACTAGGGTCCACCGTACTGTTAGATAACTAAGCCTGTAGATACCAAGGGCCTTACTGCGGGCACTAAGTTAATCAAGGAGCGAAAGCCGTATTAAGGCAGCTCCGGATACCTAGCGGGACGTGGGCGTTAGTCGAAGTTCCGACTCCACGTCTCTGGCTACCCTGACACTGGGGGGATTGATACCTCAGATCCAGGTGATAACTAAAGCTAGCAAGGGAAGAGCAGAGCTCACCGCTTGGTTCGATAGTGATCGTTGGAACTGTTGGCTGATGATGTGTTGACTGTAACCGCAGAAACTGCCGAAAGTGGTAGGAACTTGTGACAGTTTGGCGGCTGGTTTGTCGTCGGTGCTGATCACTAATGGATCGCTCTCCCTTCGACACCATTAAGTAGATCATGAATCGACACCGAATAGTTGGAATGGTGTGCGGTTTCTCGATTGTCACAGTCTTCTTGATTTGATTCTTAGTTATCGAGAGCTGATCTAATTAAAAAAAAGAAACGCGCACCCGCCCACGCGCGTATATAGCACACAGGCGTGGATGATATTTACATTCTGTCATTCAAGTCAGACTAGGGCTTCACATGTGTACCCATAATGTATATTTATCTGACCCCGCAATCCGGCCTTTTTTTACTTATTTGACATACACGTCGGCACGGGCGAGAAGGGTCTAGGTATCTTGCGGGTATTTTGGGGTCAAATCGTCTGGAGTAGCAATATAATAACAGGCGCAGAAAAAAATTCGGTACGTAATGTGGTACGTAAAAAGTTTTTCCGAGCGTGGGCACGAGCACTTGGGCAAAAGGCGTCCACATGCAGTCGTGAAGCTGATCAAGTTGCGTTAATACGCACAGTTATTTTTTTGAGTTACTTGATTACTAACTGCTTTATCATTGCCGGTGTAATTAGACATTGGAATTAGACTGTTAACAAAGGGCTAGTTAGATGCTTTCGACTGAAGTACGCAAGAAAGCTGAATTTATTTGTTCCAGAATCGCAGAAAGAGCAGAAGTTCCGGTTTCAGACATGATCTGGATCCAGAAATGGGCAAAAAGCAACCACAGTGTCGAAGCGATGCTTCGTAGAGCCCGTCGAAGGTCACTGAGGGGAGATCAACCAGCCGAAGGGTTAGACCGTTTTCTTGAAGATATGGACTTAGGTGATCCAGATCCTACTGAACACTTATCTGGATCACAGACTCCTGTAGAACTCGCTGAGTGGTTTGCCAACAAGAAGAAATGGTTTGTCGACGATGAAGGCTGTAGAGACTAACTGTATACTTACAGCGTCTTAGCGGATGCCACGTGGCGGAAAATAAAAAAACGTGTGAGTGCAGGCCATTTGAATATTATTCGTGTGATGATTTTTTTACGGATAAAGAACTTTCTGAGATTTGGCAGGAGATATATATGGCTTTTGAGAACGGTTGGTTCGTACATGACGAAAAATCTTCTGCCAAAAACTACGAAGGTGAAGTTAAATCCTTTCGGTTTGCTTACTGGCCTAATGAAATACCGACTTGGAGCGGAAAGAATTCAGCGATCATGAAACATGTATCAAAAATTTTTGGAGAGCATCAATCGAAATATTCAGATAGTTGTTTTGCAGCCAGAAGCATAGATGCGTGCCACAGACACAACTGCGTTGTTAATTACTACCACGATCACGGCATTTATAACCCGCATATGGACGATGCGATCCACACGGCAGTTTACTTTTTGAAAACTAATTACGCGGATTTTACGGGCGGCGAGTTTGTTTTGACTGAAATAGACGAAACCATTGAATTTAAAAACAACAAAGTGGTGTTATTTCCTTCGCAAGCGGGTCACGGTGTCAAACCCGTGCATTTGAAAGGTAAAGATGCACCGTGGGGTGCAGGAAGGTTTGCTATAACCCAGTTCATAAGCTAATAACCGTTTTGGACTTTAAATACACTCCTAAGCACTTCAAACTCGTTAAAAAAGTGCAGTGGTCAGACGTTCTGGCGAAGATATCACAGGAATTTGAGGTTCGAACTCAAAAATTTGTTGTAGGAAGCCTTGACACGCCTCCTACGTTCATTGGACATAACGATTTCAGACCTGGTACTCTCCAAGCTGCTTATGACGAAGTTCACGCAGATCAGTCAATAGACGAAATGCACGTTTATGTGTCTGTGGCAGCGAACAGCACGACATTTGGTCGGCACAAAGACGATATGAACGTTCTTATTGTTCAGTCCATCGGAGTTATTGGTTATAAGTTCGATAGCGGTACGGTTTGTACTTTGAACCCTGGTGACAGTATTTTTATTCCTAAGGGTGTCTACCACGACCCGATTATTCAAGGTCCACGAGCAACTTTGAGTTTTTCATGGTGATCTACTAAACTGTGTGTAGTGTGTTTTTTATAAAGTGGACTTAAGCGGTTTTGTAGATACGCTTGGCACTGTTGCTCAAGGTGTAGGTGCAGTAGGTAAAATCGCTGGGGGCCTCGGCGGTCTCATGGGAGGCGGCAGATCTTCTTCTTCTGGCCCCATGGTCATGGGTGCAGTAGGAGGTGATGATGACCAACAGTTATTTCAGATGTTTTTGGACGCATATTTAGACGGCATTAAAGAGTCTTACGCTACTTCAGTTCGTCCGGTTGATCTCTGATGAGCCTTGTAGATACTAAAGAACGCATTTTTGTTAACGGTCAAATTT